GTCTATTAACAGTTGAACATCTTACGATATCGTTTAATGATAATTCATTGAATATTTGGTATAATATATCACGTTGGTCCATTTTGCTCTTTCTTAATAGAATATTTGTCTTACAATAAAAAATTCAATTTTTTATTGTATGATCTTATAATTAATTAGTTGTCCTATTGTTTCTGGTAATTTTGTATTTTGATCATTGGACAACCATAATTGTCGCAAATTAACAAGTTGTCCTATTGTTTCCGGTAATTCTGTTATTTTATTGTTATGCAACGATAATGTTTGCAAATTACTAAGTTGTCCTATTGTTTCTGGTAATTTTATAATTTGATTATTATGCAACCATAATATTTGCAAATTACTGAGTTGTCCTATTTTTTCCGGTATTTTTATAATTTTATTATCAGACAACGATAAGTATCGCAAATTACTAAGTTGTCCTATTGTTTCTGGCAATTCTGTAATTTGATTATTATGCAACCATAATTCTTGCAAATTAACAAGTTGTTCTATTGTTTCCCGTAATCCCGTAATTTGATTATGTGGCAACGATAATTTTTTCAAATTACTAAGTTGTCCTATCATTTTTGGCAACTTAATAATATTTCTCCATTGAATATCTAATACGTCAGTAGAAAAAAAATTAAATAAATTAAGGTCTGTATATTTTTTTATAAAACCTTCTAATTTATAACAAGCTACATACATTTGTTTGTATGAGCTTTTATAAAAAAGGTTCGCTAGGATGTTCTCATAGTCGTTTATTAATCTCGCATATTGTAAATCACATATGCGATTTATAAGTCTATTAACAGTTGAACATCTTACGATATCGTTTAATGATAATTCATTGATTATTTGGTATAATATATCACATTGGTCCATTTTGCTCTTTCTTGATGAAATATTTGTCTTACAATAAAAAATTCAATTTTTTATTGTGTGATCTTACAATTAATAAGTTGTCCTATTGTTTCTGGTAATTCTGTAATTTGATTGTTAGACAACCATAATTGTTGCAAATTAACAAGTTGTCCTATTATTTTTGGTAATTCGGTAATTTGATTATCAATCAACCATAATTCTTGTAAATTACTAAGTCGTCCTATTGTTTTTGGTAATTCTGTAATTTGATTGTTAGTCAACCATAATTGTTGCAAATTAACAAGTTGTCCTATTGTTCCCGGTAATTTTGTAATTTGATTATAAGACAATGATAATTCTCGCAAATTAACAAGTTGTCCTATTGTTTCCGGTAATTCTGTTATTTTATTGTTATGCAACGATAATGTTTGCAAATTACTAAGTTGTCCTATTGTTTCTGGTAATTCTGTTATTTTATTATCATCCAACAATAATTTTTGCAAATTAACAAGTTGTCCTATCATTTTTGGCAACTTAATAATATTTCTCGATTGAGTGTTTAATACGTTCGTAGAAAAAAAATTGAATAAATTAATATCTGAATATTTTTTTATAAAACCTTCTAATTCATAACAAGCCACATACATTTGTTTCTGTGAGCTTTTATAAGAAAGGTTCGCTAGGATGTTCTCATAGTCATTATTTATTAATCTCGCATATTGTAAATTGCATGTGTGATTTATAAGTCTATTAACAGTTGAACATCTTACGATATCGTTTAATGATAATTCATTAAATATTTGGTATAATATATCACGTTGGTCCATTTTGCTCTTTCTTGACGAAATATTTGTCTTACAATAAAAAATTCAATTTTTTATTGTATGATCTTACAATTAATAAGTTGTCCTATTGTTTCCGGTAATTCTGTAATTTTATTATAAGCCAATGATAAAATTTGCAAATTACTAAGTTGTCCTATTGTTTCCGGTAATCCTGTAATTTTATTATCATACAACCATAATTCTTGTAAATTACTAAGTTGTCCTATTGTTTCTGGTAATTCTATTATTTTATTTTTATCCAATAATAATTTTTGCAAATTAACAAGTTGTCCTATTGTTTCTGGTAGTTTTGTAATTTGATTATCAAACAACGGTAAGAGTCGCAAATTACTAAGTTGTCCTATTGTTTCTGGTAATTCTGTAATTTGATTATTATACAAGCATAATTCTTGCAAATTACTAAGTTGTCCTATTGTTTCCGGTAATTCTGTAATTCGATTATCAGACAACGATAATTCGTTCAAATTAACAAGTTGTCCTATTGTTTCTGGTAATTTTGTAATTTTATTATTACGCAACCATAATTTTTGCAAATTACTAAGTTGTCCTATCGTTTCCGGCAATTCGGTAATTTGATTGTGATCCAACCATAATTCTTGCAAATTACGATGTTGTCCTATTGTTTCCGGTAATTTTGTAATTTTATTATTAGACAACGATAAGTCTCGCAAATTACTAAGTTGTCCTATTGTTTCTGGTAATTCTGTAATTTGATTATAAGACAACGATAATTCTTGTAAATTACTAAGTTGTCCTATTGTTTCCGGTAATTTTGTAATTTTATTATTATGCAACCATAATTTTTGCAAATTAACAAGTTGTCCTATTGTTTCCGGTAATTCTGTAATTTGATTATTGGACCATGATAAGTTTCGCAAATTACTAAGTTGTCCTATTGTTTCCGGTAATTTTGTAATTTTATTATCAGATAAGTATCGCAAATTACTAAGTTGTCCTACTGTTTCTGGTAATTCTGTAATTTGATTATCATACAAGCATAATTCTTGCAAATTAATAAGTTGTCCTATCATTTTTGGCAACTTAATAATATTTCTTGATTTAATATCTAATACGTTCATAGAAAAAAAATTGAATAAATTAAGGTCTAAATAATTTTTTATAAAAACTTCTAATTCATAACAAGCTACATACATTTGTTTGTGTGAGCTTTTATAAAAAATGTTCGCTAGGATATTCTTATAGTAGTTTATTAATCTCGCATATTGTAAATCGCATATATGATTTATAAGTCTATTAACAGTTGAACATTTCACGATATCGTTTAATGATAATTCATTGAATATTTGGTATAATATATCACTTTGGTCCATTTTACTCTTTCTTGATGAAATATTTGTCTTACAATAAAAAATTCAATTTTTTATTGTATGATCGCACAATTAATAAGTTGCCCTATTGTTCCTGATAATTCTGTTATTTGATTATTAGACAATGATAATTCTTTCAAATTAATAAGTTGTCCTATTGTTTCTGGTAATTCTGTAATTTGATTATCATACAACCATAATTTTCGCAAATTAACAAGTTGTCCTGTTGTTTCCGGTAATTCTGTAATTTGATTATCAGACAACGATAATATTCGCAAATTACTAAGTTGTCCTATTGTTTTCGGTAATTCTGTAATTTGATTATTATACAACCATAATTGTTGCAAATTACTAAGTTGTCCTATTATTTTCGGTAATTTTATAATTTTATTATTAGACAACGATAATTCTTGCAAATTAACAAGTTGTCCGATTGTTTCTGGTAATTCTGTAATTTGATTATAAGACAATGATGATTCTCGCAAATTAACAAGTTGTCCGATTGTTTCTGGTAATTCTGTTATTTGATTATTACACAACCATAATATTTGCAAATTAACAAGTTGTCCTATTGTTTCCGGTAATTCTGTAATTTGATTATAAGACAATGATAATTTTTGCAAATTACTAAGTTGTCCTATTGTTTCCGGTAATTTTGTAATTTGATTATTATACATGCATAATTCTTGTAAATTAACAAGTTGTCCTATTGTTTCCGGTAATTTTGTAATTTGGTTATAAGACAACCATAATCGTTGCAAACTAACAAGTTGTCCTATTGTTTCCGGTAATTTTGTAATTTTATTATTATCCAACCATAATTCTTTCAAATTAACGAGTTGTCCTATCATTTTTGGCAACTTAACAATATTTCTCGATTGAATATTTAATGCGTTTGTAGAAAAAAAATTGAATAAGTTAAGGTCTGAATATTTTTTTATAAAACCGTCTAATTCATAACAAGCTACATACATTTGTTTGTATGAGCCTTTATAAAAAATGTTCGCTAGGATGTTCTCATAGTCTTTTATTAATCTCGCATATTGTAAATCACATATATGATTTATAAGTCTATTAACAGTTGAATATCTCACAATATCGTTTAATGATAATTCATTGAATGTTTGGTATAATATATCACTTTGGTCCATTTGCTCTTTCTTAATAGAATATTTATCTTACAATAAAAAATTCAATTTTTTATTGTATGATCTTACAATTACTGGGTCGTCCTATTGTTTCCGGTAATTTTATTATTAGACAACTATAATTTTTGCAAATTACTAAGTTGTCCTATCGTTTCCAGTAATTTTATTATTCAACCTCTTGCCAGCGACATTGAATGATCAAATATTGGGATATTCAAATCTCAAGACAATCGTCTAGCCAGCAACATTGAATGATTAAATATTGATGCATTCAAATCTCTCGGTGTCTGTCTTGCCAGTAACATTGGATGATTACATATGGTCGCCATCATGAGTGACCTTTCGATTCTTAAATGCTATCTTTATATTATTTCGTTGAATCGAGATAAAGATAACGTTCAAGAATAGAAACGTCACTCATGGCGACCATATAACCAAATTTTCCGTAAATTCACAAGTTGTCCAATTGAATTTGGTTATAACCCAACGATAATTCTTGTAAATTTACGAGTCGTCCGATTATTTTAGGTATTTTGGTTATTTTGTTAATATCCAGTGATAATTTTTGTAAACCAATAAATTGTCCTAATGTTTTTGGTTGTTATGCAAATACAAATTTTTGCAAGTTACCAAGTTTCTCTAGTGAATCCGATAATTTGGTTATTTTTATTACCCCAAATGATAATTTATGCAAATTACTACGTTCGACCTTTTTTATTTCACGCGCCAAACGGACGAACTAATTTTGACCATTCCTTTATTTTGATCAAATCGTAATATTTGTAGCTAAAACATTTATTTGTCAATATGTTCATCTTATTCTAAACTGAATCAATTCTGTATTGTCCGATATTTTTATGATCTTATCAAAAATTAAATCGATAACCACATTTTGCACATATCGGTTCAATAACAAAAATATTTTTGCATATTTATTGCAAAAGATCGCTTTCTGTTTGTCAAACGCATACTCATATATTTCCGGAATACCTAATCTAACAAAAAAAGAGAATTCTATCATGTGATCGGTGATTTGATATTTATCATAACTACTATGAAGGTTACAAATTTTCCACGAATAATTTAAATGATCATATTGACACTCGTACGCATAATCAGTTATCCTAAAAACAATGTAACTTCGATCTTGATAAACACGACACACGTGATAATGGACTGCCATACGTTTTTCTAATTTTGCATTATCGTACGTGTAACAAAATTTTTTAGGAATATTGTTCGGGAACAGATTAGAAACGTAAAATATTATGTCGGGAATGTAAAATAGTAATTTGAATAAGTTTGTATCATAGCAATTAAATTTCTGTGGTGATGGATTAGGTAGAAATAGGTTCATTATAGTATATTTAGAAATAATACTTTTATGATGTTAGATATATAATTCTGTTCATGTACGTTATCAAATTATAATTTGACAACATAAACATTTATTCTTTAATAGTTTTTTCAACTAATTGTAAATTTATCGATTTTTGATCAGTAGGAAGAATTCTTATCATTTTTTCTACATTAGTTTAAACATTTTTGCCTTAGTATGTTTTATATCCATTTTTAAATACTTTTTTTTTCAATTTTTTTGCGTTTCATTCCAAAGCTTTATAAAGAAAAAATCCCCTCAATACAATATAATGACGACCACCACGAACAATAACACTATCAACAAAACATACAACATTGCCATCCATGTCGATATGTTTACGTATCATGACCCTCGTTTTTTTGAAAATCTTGTCAATGCCCTCAACAAGCATGTAATAGATACGCAGCATATTTATTCTGGAGATTTAGTTCATATGGGCTCCACACATCAAAATTTCATCCAAAACAATCCAGCGCTTAGTAAATTTGTAAATAATAATCAGGAATCTGCATCGTTATCAGATTATTCTTCAGATGACGAAAAATCTACAAATTTTAGGAAAGACTTGGAGGAATCTTCATCTTTCGAATCTCCCGCACCAAAAAAAATGCCAACAAAGGTCGCTGCTAAAAAACCTCCCGTACCAAAAAAAATGCCAACGAAGGCCGCTGCTAAAAAACCTCCCGTACCAAAAAAAATGCCAACCAAGGTCGCCGCCAAAAAAGCACCAGTTCAAAAAAAACGAGAATTGGATTCATCTTCATCTTATGAAGAATCACCAGAATTTCAAGAAATAGGTTCATCTGAATCATCTTTAGAATCTCCTGTTGCCAAGAAATCCATCGCTAAAAAAACGCCTATCAAAGAGGATTCATATTCTTCCTCATCTTATGAAGAATCGTCAGAATTTCGAGAGATGGATTCATCGTCATCTTTAGAATCTTGTGTGCCAAACAATGCCGTTGCCAAACAATCTGTCAAAAAAGAAGTTCCAAATAAAGCGGTTGCTAAACAACTTGTCAAAAAAGAAAAGACTCAATCTCCAGATCTTCCAGCGCCAAAAAAAGTTATCGTCAGAAAACCACCTATCAAAAAAGGAACATTTCCAACACCGAAGATTGCTGCTAAAAAGGCAAAAAAAATTGATCGTTAAAATTTTAGAATAACGCATATATTATCGATTTCATTAAAAATGTCTCCCAATAACCTACAGCGAACTTTGCATTCTTTTTCTCATATGTCTTCAAAGATTTCAAATCTGGCAACACAAAAAATCGACCTCTTTGTTTTGCAGTGAACCGACTTACTGTTCCTGTTAATCATGATATGCTAACCAGTGATATTGATAATTAAATATATTTATTTATCAATGTATACCATAAACAATGTTTGATTACGTTTTGCGATAATAAATTGAATTTATTATCGCAAAAAAAAATTGAAAAATAAAATGTTAGGAATGCCTTGTAAATTAAGTAATTACAAAGCACTCGTCATGTTGTTCTTTCTCCTTTTCCTTATTGTTTCATCATCTTTATTGGATGACCGATATTATTCAGCTCAGGTCTGGTTGTTACGATCTAGAAATTCTACCACTATGCTCAATGCTTTTAGTGATAATTTTACGACATCGGACACATTTCACACCGTTCAAGATGTCGGAGATTTTGGTCCTCGCTTCATTGCTTTAGAGTATGACAAAATCATCACTGACTTGGTTATATTTCTGAATTATACCCCTATCGTTCTCCACACGTACATTGATCTTTTTACAACCAAATGGATCAGCACTGATATCTTGCAAGTCGATTCTAACATTGACATTGATACTGGCTACAATATCGCAACAGGAACCTATGATTTTATTCAAAAAGGATTCAGAAACAGAGAATATATTGTGTTCAGTCCAAATACTTCGAAGATTATCCTAGGATTTACAATCCAAGATAAAGGAGCATCGGCCTTGTTTGCATTGAGCCAAAGCACTATAACTGCTGACTACATTTGTAATAATATCATCATTCCGGCATGTAATGGTACAGCTGAAATTGGATATAGACCATATTTAGCAGATACAACATTTACATCATCGGCCGATTGCATTAATTTCTTTACAAATTTAGCACCTAGTCCTTGTCCATTTTCACAAAGAAGCAATACATTGAATTGTAGATTAGCCCACGGCCAAACATCATTTTTTGGTCCTGATATCCACTGTGCTCATGTCAAACCCAACAGTTCAGTATGTGTAGATACATGTTTATCAACATGTTCCAACTGTGATTCAAATGCGGAATGTGTTGCTACGTTTCCTACTTTACCTGCTTCATTTACTCCGGTCTATCAATGCAAATGTAAAAATGGATATGTCGGAAATGGTACAAGTTGTGTAGCCAAAACGTGTTCGTATGGTAATTGCCCTGCATTATATGGTTCATACGAATGTTCAACTGGGTCATGTAAGTGCTTAAAATCCTTTGATACTAACCCTATGGTAACCAGCACTAGTAACGATCTTTGTAAATGCGATGCTCCAAGTAGAGTCATTTATAACGGTTCTGCGCCAGTGTGTGTGCCAGAAGGTAAATGTATTGCGAATCTGTGGGAGTGTAATTTGCAATCATACAATCAAGTCAAATGTAAAAGTGTTGGAGATAACATTTTTACAGATTTAAAAGCTTGCCAATGCAACTATGGATTTACAGGTGGTTATGAGTATCCATGTAACTGTGCATCAACAAAAAGAGTTGTATGGTCGGATGCTTTAAGTGGAGAGATTTGTTTGACTACATCGGAATGCACTGCAGACTGGCATTGTAGTTATCCAAACACATGTCATGGAGCTTCCGGTAGTACAATTGGAACTTGTTATTAAAAGCTAACAAACATAAAACTGTTTATGTTTATTAGTTTCAAAATAAAATTAAAAATAAAATCGTTAAGATTGCATATATTTAGAATGAATAGCAAAAACGGTTGGATTTTTTTGCATATATCGACATGGCAAACCTTATCGTAAATCAGTTAACAACTCAGAACATAGTAGCCTTATCTACAACGTCGAAAGAAATGAATAAATTAAATATATCGCATACTTTACAACGAAATTGTTGCGACCGATAAAGTAGAAAAATTGCGTTTATTTTGTCATAAGTTTCTTGAGTGATTTGTAAATAGTTGCGGTGTTTTAACGTACGTTTGTTCGCTGCCGAGAACTGGCTGGAGATTTGCATATATCATTCAATTGATCGTTGAAAGTTACGTGCAATGTTGCTGCCGAGAACTGGCTAAAAATTTGCGTACATCATTCAAAGTTATATGCAACGTAACTGCCGATAACTGGCTAAAAATTTGCATACATCATTCAATTGATCATCGAAAGTCACATGCAACGTTCACTGCCGAGAACTGGCTCGAGATTTGCATTTATCATTCAATCGATCATTGAAAGTTACATGCAACGTTCACTGCCGAGAACTGGCTGGAGATTTGCATATCGTTCAATTAATCGTTGAAAGTTACATGCAATGTTCGCTGCCAATAACCGGCTAAAAATTTGTGTACATCATTTAAAGTTACACACGATATTACTACCAATAACCGCTAGAAAAATCGCAAGCGCCATCCAAATGTTGATAATTAAAATAATTTAGTTGTCAACATTTTTTCGTCTAAATAATCATCGAATATCAACTTTGAATCTTCCAATTGTCAAAGATTTGATATGTGTTGGTATACTATCGAAATCGTCACAATAATTAGTTATGCTACAGTGTCTATATGTAATATGTTCGACATGTAAAGGGATTTTTCTTAGCGAATAATCTTTACTATACGTCGGTAATGTTAAATGAGTAACACTCGCTGGTATATATTGGCGTCGATAAGTCTGAGTAAACTCAATATGTTTTACGCTGGAAGGTATCCATGCTCCATCGACCAAAAAGTGTCCCACATATAATAAATCGATGACACTATTTGGAACGTTCGTATGTTTGTCAAATAAACTTAGATATAAAACGCTATTTGGAATGCGTAAATTATTATCACAAATATGTAAATATAAATGTGTGACGGATGTCGGTATGTCAATATTTTCACGAAGAGTATTTCCAAAAGTTAAGTGTGTCACTCCATAAGGAATATCAATCTTATGATAAATCGGACCAAGGAATTTTAAATGTTTTGCTGTTTTCGGGATACATGCGCTGGTTATATTTGGTTTATCCCTATATCCAAATGTCAAATTTGTTACATTTTGAGGAATATATTTCTTCAAATCAACGCGTGTGTCAAAATCGTCAATATGAAGATGAGTAATACTTTCTGGTAAGCATTTTTTGATATTTTTAGTAATTTTGATATATATGTTCAAATGTGTGATTGTGTTAGGTATGTTTCTTAATAAATCCTCGTTACAATAATAATCCAACGTTAGATATCTTAAGGTTATTGGTAATTTACCAAATGTACATAGCATGTATGAGTATAATTGTAATTTGATCAAATGTTTAGGTATTTTTTTGATAAAGTTCGCCATCGTAATATTCGCCATCGTAATATTCGTAAATCTATCAAAATATGATAGATGGGTGATTTTATCAATGGATATCTTTTCATCGAAATATATGTATTGTATCAATTTATTAAATTGTTCTGTTACTGATACGAAATTAAGTCTATCATAGTCACATAAAAAATCACAAATTTTGACAAATATATCTTTGTTCATTTTGGTCTTTGTAGATAGCTACGATTGCTAATTATTTTTAAATCAATTTTTTTGCAATGTTGATAATCAAAAATATTCATTTATCAATATTGCGTAAAGTCAATTAAATTTGGAAGCTTGAGTTCGTGTCCTTCAATTTGATCATAATTTTCCAAACATAATTCCTTTAAATTTGTAAGCACTTGAATATTTTCGTTTGTGACATTTTTGTTAGCGTATAACTTCAACGATTCAAGTCCAACTAAACGACTAATTGATTCACCGGTTATTGATTCGTCATGATAAACATTCAGCGATTTTAGATGGGTTAGTTTTCCAAATTCGTCGTTATCAATCTGTTGCCAGTCACATACGTATATCGACGTCAAATTAGTCAAATATTTCAACGATTTGCATGTTATATTATTACATTTCTCAATTTGCAAATCTGTCATATTCGTTAATTTTTTAATCGACGAGTCTGTTACTAAATCACAATTAAAGATATCTAAAGAAGTAATTTTTGTAAGATGCTTAACTGATTTATCTGTTATCAAATTACTGTCATATAGTGACAAATTATTTATTTTTGTGAGATACTTGATCGATTTATTGCTTATAGATGACTTACCATATAACTTCAAATGGTCAATCTCTGTGAGACATTTCATCGATTCATCGGTAATCCTATAGCCAGGAAATGCTAAATAATTTATTTTTGTAAGATGTTTTAGTGTATCATCGGTAATTAAAAAGGATCCAAGATCTAATTTTGTAAGTTGTGTCAAAAATTTTAGTGAATCGTCGGTAATTAAAAAGGATCCAAGATCTAATTTTGTAAGTTGTGTCAAAAATTTTAATGCTTCTTCTGTGATTAATTTATTAGATGATAAGTATAAATATTGTAAATTTGTTAAACTTTTCAACGCCTGATCTGTTAATTGCTCATTCGAATATAATGATAGTGAAGTCAGATTTGTCAAGCCATATAACATTTTATCAGTCACATGGTTATTGTCATGTATAACTAAAGTTCTTAACGTTGTAAGCTGTTTGAATGATTCTTCGGTAACTATTTTTGTTCCCAAATCTAATCCTATCAAACATTTGAATTTAAAAAAAGTCTCCAATGGATAATCAGTCATTATGCGATCATATCTATGCGTTCCACACCATAATTTAACACTCATAGGCTTCCTATACAAAATATTATGCCATAATTGACATACGTGCGCATTTTTACTATTGACCCATAGGGAAATGATTTCGTTCGGTAACGTATTTATGATATTTTTTAACATTTATTCGTTACTTTGTTCATACTTGACTGATAATAATAATATCAATTTTTATTAAGATACCTTATAAAACGACTCCAATTTTGGCAAGCTGATTTGATTCCTCTCAATTTGGTTGCAACTATATAATTCTAATTTTCTGAGATTCTTGAGTTTCATTATGTCTTCACTTGTTACGTTAAAATTTCTTATCAAACTTAGAAATTCAAGTTTTGTTAGAGATCTTAGTATTTCGCCGGTTACATCTGCCTTGTCGCAAGTTAGATGTAACAATTTCAAATTGCTTAATTTTATCAACTCACTATCATTAATTTTATTATCCTCCAAGTGTAAAAGGATAAGTTTTTGTGATTAAAGATATGCTAGAAAAGTTAGAACATAGTGAGATTTTTTGTTGGTTCCAAAAAATTGTCTGATGATATCAAAATAATAAATGAGAATGTAGTAGTAATATGTATATATGTGGATGAAAATGACACTGCGTTAACCGTCAAATACGTGAATACATACCCGATTCAGTCAGGCATTTAATTTTTGGTTTTGAGTTTAACCAACCAATTGCGAGTTATGTATTTGATTATACTGGACGTTTGAGTAAGAGAATAAAATACATACCTGAATCCGTAACTCACTTGACATTTGGTTTCCGTTTTTCCCATTTTATAGAAGATGCATTGCCATCTTCAATTACACATTTAAGATTTGGTTATTTCTTCGATCAAGAAATATTGAATAATATACCTGCATCTGTCACCCATTTAAGATTTGGCGGTTTCTTCAAGCAAGATTTTAGAGATATTCCCGACACCATAAAAGAACTTACTATACCAAAATCATACTATGATTATACATTCAAGAAACATCCGCCCAAGTTCAAGCTCATATTAACATCATAAATTTGATAACTAAAATATTTAGTTATCAAATTAACGATTTCTTCAACGACAAATATTTGCCCTTATATTTTAAATATTTTTGATGATACACCTTGCCTCCTTCCTGTGCTGGCTTGTTCGCTTGCACTAATTTGTCCTCATGCTGTGGCGGCGAGTACAAAGTGTACAATTTCATATCCTCATTAGAAGTATTTATAATATTGTGCCACGTTCCTGCAGGTATCAACACAGCAGATCCGTCTCCTAATGTTACCTGCAATAAATCTTTAACGTCCGCACCGAATTGTACTGCACCATTACCTTTTTCGATTCTAATAAATTGATCCGCATCATCATGCTTCTCCATACCAATATATTCTCCCGGTTTTAATCTCATCAATACTAATTGCTGTCTGCCACTCGTAAATAAAACTTTTCTGTAATCTTTATTTTCTAACGATAGTTTTTCTATATTTCCGGTAAATATTTCAACCATTGTGGATATGAATAGCACATATATTTGCAAAAAAATTGAACAAATAAATATCGTTATTATTTTTTTCAATATCATAAAATCTATCGACATGTCGCACACAACAAAAAACGCATTGCGGGATAATAGTGCACACACCAAAAAGCAGGACAATATCATCGAAACGAAAGTATCAATAAATGTCTTCGAAAAAAAATTAATCGAAGAGTCTGATTTTGTAATTGGCCGCGGAAAGAAATATGGATTGATAGGTAACAATGGATGTGGCAAAACTACTCTTTTAAAATATTTAGAATCGATATGTATCAATCACGATGTATATTATGTCGATCAAGAGATGAAATTTAACAACCCAAAAATACATGACCTTACACTAACTCAATTAATTTTAGACGCTAATATCAAACGATGCAAGATAATTAATCGACTAAATGAATTAAGTTTGATTGAGAAGCATTCTGATGGGGAAATGTTAGAATACAAATCTTTGAATGAAGAAATGATTATAAATGAATATGACAAAGACGAAGCACACGTTAAAAAAATATTATTTGGATTGGGATTCGATACGGAGAAACAAAACCAGTGTATTCAAAATCTATCGGGTGGATGGAGAATGAGAGTTTCTTTAGCAAGAGGACTTTATATGAAACCAACTTTGTTATTATTGGACGAACCAACTAATCATCTTGATTTGAATTCAGTTATTTGGTTGACGGATTATTTGGCCAATGTTTGGAAGAAAACCCTCATAATTGTTTCACACAATTCTCATTTCTTAAACAATGTGTGTGATAATATGATTCATATCGAGAATAATAAATTAACGTTCTATAAAGGTAACTACGATGCTTTCGTGGCGCAGTACGATTTGCATATTCAAATATTGACTAAAAAATGGAATGGGATTCAAAATGAAGTGCGTGGAATGCAGAAAAAGAGCTTACCTAAAGAAGTTGTAGCTGCATTTATTGATAAAAACAAATCATTGGAACCTCCAAAAAAGTATGTTATCAAATTCAAATTCAAAACTGTCGAAAAAAATAAAGGCGTATTAATGAAATTATCTGATGTTACATTTGGTTATGATAAAGTGTTATTCGAAGGCATTGATTTAGATGTGTGCGCAAAGAGCAAGATAACGATCGTTGGAGATAATGGTGTCGGTAAATCTACTCTTTTGAAATTATTATCTGGACAACTTATTCCAAATCATGGCGAAATTGAACATAAATGTAAAATTGGAATGTTTAATCAACATTTGGCAGATACGTTGCCGGATGATGCGACGCCTGTTCAGTTTTTGATTAGTACGACAAAAGGATTGGAAATTATTAAAGCAAGAGAAGCGTTGGGAAACGTAGGATTAGCGGGAGATTTGCATCTTCGTATGATCAAAACTTTATCTGGTGGGCAAAAAGTGAGAGTTGTATTGGCAAATTTGATTTTGATTAATCCAGATGTATTATTATTAGATGAACCAACTAATCATTTAGATATTACTTCGATCAATAGTTTGATAGACGCAATAAATAACTTTGAAGGAGCAGTTGTTATGATAACGCATAATATTGATCTTGTTCAGAAGACTAATTCTGATGTATATGAATTAGTAGATAAAAATTTGATCAAAATTGATTTCGATGATTATTATGAGAATATTTTGGAAAAGTTTGATTAGTTATCAATATTTGAAAAATGCTGATGACTATTAAAAAAAATGAAAAATACAAGTATAGGCAATAATATTATATATTATGTTAAGGATGAGTACTGACATCAACGATGCTTTCGCTATTGCTACTCGAGCAAATCGATATGATATATCAAAAATTGTGCATGTGATTAGTTTGCGTACAGAGATTACAACGTATCAATTTAATTCGTTCACATCTGCACATTGTTACGTCGCTAAAATTATTCCCAGAAATGAAAGTACCAAAATATATGATTTTTTTTACTGGAAAGATCCGACACTAATAAAAGATCCGAGTTATCTTTCGATCAAATCATTGAAAGATTTTGTTAAAGTATATGGACCATCTTGTAAAATACCGGAACCGATTATCGAACATATGATGCATATTGACAATGACGAACAACTATCCTTTTACGTTTTTAATTCGATAAGATCTTGGAGATTTCCTGCATTGCTCGAAGTCTTGTTGGAAGCTTGTAGATATAACGATGTTAAAATGATCGATTTGATGTTGGCAACTGACGGTGAAAATTATTATCGCTCACAAGCGGCGCAAAAATTTTCAGTGGATATGGAAGACAAATATATGAAACATATTCTCGACTGTGATCGAGCAGATAAAATTATATCACTGTTACCACAATTAGTCAGTCGACAAAAAATAGGTTCATCTGAAGATATCATTAATAACTTGGTAGAAGCTATCAAACGAAATAATTACAAAGCGACCATGTTATATTTTAATGACATAGAATCTGATCGTGCAATTCGAACGTTAGAATATGTATTACAAAATGAAATAACTATCAGTGATGAAATGTTTGATTTATTAATGCGATACACATTCTCATCATTTAATCATGAAAACTATAATACCTTTGCTCGTTTGGGAAAACGGATTGATTTTGTGAAGTATTGTGACAATGATTTCATAGCAAGAGTCACTTATACAGATATTACGAGACTTGCTTTATTGCCTGAGAGCACTTTGTTTGATCAATTATTGGAACGTTCTAAAAATTGGCCATCTATGACAGACACTGTTGCTGGTCTTGATGCTCAAAAAAAACAAAAACTGTTGTTTCAATTGAAAACAGATATAAATGGCGGTGTCATACCATTGTATTATGTTGCCAATAATAATATCGCAATGTTACAAAAGTTGCATAAATCTATTAACTTTCATTTGTTATATAAAAAGTTGATATTGTGCGCATATATATCCAATTCTAGAGATACCTTTTCGTATGTTTTCTGGACTAAAAATGATCACATAACGTATGCATATTTTATGGCATGTGTTAATAGGTTGAATGAGAAGGTAATAATTTTTCCACGTGAAATTATTGCAAAAATAATGGAGCCGATCGTGAGCGAGTTTTGGGATCGTTTAGTTAATTAATTTCATAATTATGATTATGAAATTAGTTAGTGTGTAATATTGTGGTAAATTTGCACGCAAAATGCAATGTCGCTGCGAAAGATTATATTTGTTGAAAATTTGCATATCGCGTTCAATAGATCATCGAATGTTGAACGCAATGTTGTTGCAAAGGATTATATTTGCTGTAGATTTGCACGTCATATTCAATGGATCGTTAAATGTCAAATGCAATGTTGCTGCAAAGGATTGTACTTGTTAAAGATTTGCATGTCACATTCAATAGATCGTCGAAAATTGAATGCAAAAGAATTGTATTTGCGGAAAAATGCGTTCCATATTCAATAATCTATTGAATATCAAATACAATGTTGCTGCAAAGGATTATGTTTGCTGAAGAATTGTATGTCGTATTCAATGGATCATTGAATGTCAAATGCAATGTTGTTACAAGGATTGTATTTGCACTTCATATTCAATGATCTTTTGAATGTCAAATGCAACATTGCTGCGAAGGATTATGTTTGCTGGAGAATTGCATGTCATATTTGATTGTCTATTGAATGTCAAATGCAACATTGCTGCGAAGGATTATGTTTGCTGGAGAACTGCGTGTCATATCCAACAATCTATTGGATGTCAAATGCAATGTTGCTGTAAAGGATTGCACTTACAGGGGATTTGCGCATCATATTCAATGATCTATTGAATGTCAAATGCAACGTTGCTGCAAAGGATTATGTTTTTGGTAGGGATTTGCACGTCACATTCGATGATCAATTGAATGTCAAATGCAATGTTACTGCAAAGAATTATACTTGCTGAGGATTTGCACGTCACATTCGATGATCAATTGAATGTCAAATGCAATGTTGCTGCAAAGGATTGTACTTACAGGGATTTGCACGTCACATTCAATAGATCGTTGAATGTCAAATGCAATGTTGCTGCGAAGAATTATACTTGCTGAGGATTTGCACTTCACATTCAATAGATCATTGAATCCTGTTACCGATAATGCATCTGTTTAAATCCATAAAAAAATGATTATTGAACAACCACTCGTCAACAATCGTTCTATTTGAATATCATAATGATAAACTCTGATATCGACGAACAAGTTTTCCATTTTCTTCCCATCTCCGATAAAAGATCTTTCCTCAGAACATGCAAAAGTATTAATTGATTTGGTATTCATATGCCACTTATCGAAGCTGAATTTAAAAAAATATTAGGTGATACAAAATTCTTTCGAATGCAATATCATACCAATCTCCATAAATATTCACTAGAATTGTTGTTTGATGGGCATGAAATCCCAAACAAATATATCATCATCGAAAATAAAATTATGTATTATTATCCTAAAATTTATAAAATGCTCGGTCAACGAGGAGATTTACAGCTAATCCGAAAAATATTGCACATAAATCATAACATTTTTGGTTGGGATAATGCAGAATATATTATGCAAGGAGCTGCGAAAGTTGGTCATGTCTATATTTTGAGATGGATGGTTCAATCTGGTTATAGACGTTTTAGTAGCGCGACCAGATATGCTGCAGAAGGTAATCAATTAAAAACTCTTAAATGGTTAATTGACAATAATTTTGGGATCGATGGCTTGGCCGTTTCTTATGCAGGAAAAGAAGGACATATGAATATTATCAAATTCTTGATTGAAAATGATGAAAATTGTACGCTACGTAGTTACGCGGCTGCTGAGAAAGGACGACTTGACATCGTTAAATATTTTTATTCACTGGATCCCGACTCGTTGCGCAATGTAGGTGACGCTGCAATAAACTCAGGTTATCTTGACATTTTGAAATTTGCGTACGAAAATGGATATGAATATGAGAGTCATACAATATGTCCTCATCCGCATATTTTAACATGGTTGATAGATAATGGCTATGTTAAATCTAACATCAACACAAGCGAACTTGTAGCTTACTCTGGAAATCTTGAAAGTTTGCAGCTGCTCTATCATAACAACTTCATTGTTCGCAATGAAATCGTGTTTATAGCGGCCCTTTCTAGTGGAAATATTTTGATGATAGAATGGTTACATAACATAAATTGCCCATTCAACGAAAACATCCCCGATCTTGCACGATCTTTAGCAATTTTGAAATTGCTAGTAGAATGGGGATACCAAGTCGATAAGGTTAACCTTAGTATGGTAGCATCGAACGGCGATCTTGAGTGTTTGCAATATTTATATGCACACGGGTGTAAATTATCGTCTGAAATTATATCATCAGCAGCGTCTAATGGACATCTGCACGTAATTGTATGGTGCAGAGAACAAGGATGTCCATGGGATGCTGATGCGTGCCGCATAACCGTTCGTAATCATAATTTAGATGTATTAAGATGGTTGCGTGGATTTGATAGAAATACATGTGGACTCGAATCAAAAGAAACAGAAATATGTCCTTGGAACGAAGATGTTTGTTTAGAAGCTATCAAATTAGGTCACGTTGCTATCTTAAAATTTGCATTGGAAAATGGTTGTCAGGCGAGTTATAAGACGTATCGTGCAAATGCCAAATCTAAAAATCGAGTTATCGATAATTACGTGTACAAATATCGTCGATAAGTAAAGATATTTATTTATCTACATAAATTCTCATGTGTATTTTATCAGTGGCATAATACTATCATCAATAGGTTTCTTGTACGTTTTGTTCAATATTATTTCAATTACTGATGGAGGAATATTACCATTTAGCGAATAGTCAAAATAATAACCGAATTTTAAACGAGTTACGGATGTCGGAATGACATTTACAATTGATCGGTTAAAATAAAATCCGAACACTAAATGAGTTACTGATGCAGGAATAAGATTTTGAAGAGGTTGAGTGAAGTTGCTATTGATTTCTAGATAAGTTATTGATGATGGAATATTATCGATTGGCTTATTAAAATAGTGACCAAATATCAGAGAAATAATTGACGGAGGAATATCACCATCGCAAATTGGTTGATTAAAATAATAACCGGTTTTTAAATAGGTTACCGACGCCGGAATTCGTTTGTTTATTGGTTCATCAAAACCGTGTCCTAACGTTAAATGTGTTATCGTTGACGATATCTCATTGTTTGAACTATAAAAATGTTTACCTATTTCCAAGTTAGTCACATTTGGAATACATCCCTTAATCGAATTATCGAAAATTTTACCGCATGTTAAGTTAGTTAACGTATCTGGCACACAATATTTTATGGGCTGGTTAAAATCATGACCGAACTTTAAATGGGTTACTGATGACGGAATACATCCCTCAATTGGTTGATTGTATTCGTATCCAAATTTAATATGCGTTACAGACTCTGGAATGCACCCCTTAATAGATTGATTGAATCTAAATCCAAACTTAACATACGTTACAGATGGTGGGACACAACCATCTATCTTTTGGTTAAAGTTTCTTCCAAATTGAAGACGTCTGACTGTCATTGGAAGATTTGTCACACGCGAATGCACCAAAGCACGTTTGATACACTTAGGATATTTATCTTTTTGTTGATATATTATTACATTTTCAAATCTATCAAAATATGACAAAGAATTTATAATCTGGATGTCAATCATTTCTGAAAATATCATTATGCGTTTCAGATGATCCATTTGTTTAGAAGTCATAGTCAGATAAATTTTATCCTGATCTGGTATGTTCTTGCTAATCAGTGGAAGAATATCATGGTGTGATAAGAACATCGTTTACTTAGTAATTCTAATATTATTTCAGTGATTCTGATTTTCAATTTTTTTTATTAATTTCATAATTATGATTACGAAATTAATAGGCTCGTCCATCTTATTTCAAAAAATCCATTTTTTGATGCGTGTTCGCAAAATTATATATATGGTCGCCATCATGAGTGATTGCTACCATATATGTTATAGATAAGAATTGCAGGTCATGTTCAACATGTCATCGAAAGTTGAACACGACGCTGCTGCCAAGGACTATGTTTGCTGGAGAATTGCATGATATATTCAATAGATTATTGAAAGTCGAATGCAACGTTGCTGCCAAGGACTATGTTTGCTGGAGAATTGCATGATATATTCAATAGATTATTGAAAGTCGAACGCAACGTTGCTGCCAAGGACTATGTTTGCTGGAGAATTGCATGATATATTCAATAGATTATTGAAAGTCGAATGCAATGTTGCTGCAAAGAATTGTATTAGCTGGAGAATTGCATGACATATTCAATAGATCATTGAATGTCAAATGCAATGTTGCTGCAAAGAATTGTATTAGCTGGAGAATTGTATGACATATTCAATAGATCATTGAAAGTCGAATGCAATGTTGCTGCGAAGGATTGTATTTTGCCAGAGAATCGCATGACATATTCAATAGATTATCCATAGTCGAATGCGATGTTGCTGCAAAGGATTGTATTTGCCAGAGAATTGCATGACATCTTCAATAGATTATTGAAAGTAGAATGCAATATTACCGCAAAGATTTGTGTTTGCTGAAAATTTACATGGCATATTAAATAGATCATTGAAAGTCAAATGCAATTTTACTGTAAAGAATTGTATTTGCTAAAGAATCGCATGACGCATTCAATAGATAGTTGAAGTCGAATGCAATGTTGCTGCAACGGATTAGTATTCGCTGAAGAATTGCATGTTTATTGGATCATTGAAAGTCGAACGCAATTTTACTACAAAGAATTGTATTTGCCAGAGATTTGCACGCCAATGAGATAAGATAACATCCAATAATCATTGAATGTTATCAAAGCCAATCATTAAAATACAAAGAAATCTCTATGTTTTTATTATCCATTATCACATCCAATCCACTAAACAATTCATACGTTTCGTCCCATTTATGCGATTTTAATTTGTAATAGGCAATCGCCAAATCATATAATGTTGCATATCTTTTATTACGATTCTATCATTCATCGGTAAAAAAATGTTGCAATGATTTGATCCTCTATGGTCCTTGTTCTTGCCACAATCATTTCGAATTGTAAGGTTATTAAAACCGACCAATAATACATTGCTCAATTTGCATTGTGAAATTTGTAATTCATCTTTCATTTTTTTTCCTTCATAACCTTCCTTCAATATATATTTGATTTTATCAGTGCATATCGGATAAATCATTGGCTCATGTTCGCATCTACGATGTGATGTGCAAGGAATGTCAGGATCATATTCTGGTCGATCAACAATTTTATGCGACATCCATATATTTGTAGTTTCATAATAAGATAATCCATTAAATTTGATGTGATGAAAATGCGTATCTTTTCTGGCATGCTCAAATAATTGTTCGATAATTTGAGGATTTGATATCAACACTATTTTACGAAATTGAAGTTGAATAAGTTCTTTTTTAAGAAGCAGCGATATATCTGGATGTTTAATAATTTTATTGATTAAAAAAAGTTTGTAGATGAGGATAGGATATCGTGGCATTTATATGTTTTTGATGATCGTATTCGCAATAGATCTTTTTGGATCAATTTTTTGTTATTATATTTGATAATGACAACAAATTAATTGTATTGGACGCAATCATCTGTAATAATTGTATTCGGTAATACTCGCCAAAGTTGATTTCGACGTCTACCAGAACATCCACTCAGCAATAACTCGTTCAAATTAGTTAGTTCAAACAAGTCACGATTTCTTACGCAACCACTGTGTTGTATTTGCAATTTTTCGAGATTTGTTAATTTTCCAATTGCTTTGCTAGTACTTGAGCATGTTTGGTTTGTGATGGTTAGTAAACGTAAACTACCAATCTTTCCGAGCTCATGATCTGTTATTACGTCACAACGTAAATCTAATTCAGTCAGGTTCGTCAAAAATTTTAAAGATTCATATTTTGTGTGGTTAAAATTTTGAAGACGAATACTTTTTAAATTTGTCAAGTTCCTCAACGAATTATCTGTTATATCATTATCTCCTTCAATTCTCAAATATGTAATGTTCGCAAGATTCATTATTGTTTTATCAGCAACAAATTTATAACCTTTTAAAATCAAACGGGACAATTTTGTCAAGCGTTCCAATGAATCGTTCATATTTGTGTTGTTCCGACCAATACCCAATTTTGTTAAATTCGTCAGGGTCTTCAACATTGCACTCGTAATCTGATCGTTGGCGTAAATGTCCAAATCAACGATTTTCGTTAGACATTGTAATGATTTATCCGTTATGTATTGATTATGCGCCAACGATAGAGTGGTTATATTAGTAAGTTTACACAACGTTGTATCATTAACGTAGTGATTGGGACCTAAATATAATGTCTTCAACGTTGTAAGTGATCCAATATCTAAAAAATATGGAAGCGAACCTAGCGATAATTCTGTCAAATTTTTAAATTTTGACAACGCAAATAATGATAATTCCGAAAACTTATATTCAAAGGCAATATATCTGCACATTGTAACAGCCATTGGTTTTGCGCACCAAATGCTATACCATAATCTGCAAGTTTGTGAACTAATACTTGTAAGCCATTGACTAATAATCTCATGTGGTAATATATCAATAAACATTTTAGTGATACAGCAAAGATTGGGAGGTTATTGCATTTATTTTATCAATTTTTATGGAAAAAATTGATAAAGTCTTTCTCTGGAGGATTCATTATTCAAAAAAATATATCAATACTATGGAGGACGTTTATCATATTATCTTCGAACTGGTATCAATGACAGGGAAAAGAGCATTTGCATGTGTTTCTAATGTGACATACACGCTGTTCAAAGATAAATTATCGATTGCGGAATTGGAGTTTCAGAAAATGATTAATCGTACTAACTTCGTTACAAATTTATATTATTCTGGATTTTATGATACTATGCACAAACGTACCATCGAATTAGTGTATGATAATTGTACACATTTAATTCCAGATTCATACATTGTGTTAGAGAACGAGATTTTGGATAAACACAAGATTCATGAGAGACTCGGAAAAAATGGAGATCTAAAAATGATTGTACGTTTATCAAAATTAAGATTCACTTCTACGTTTGCTGAATATGTTATGCGTGGTGCCGCAAAAGCAGGAAACATAGATATTCTTGAGAAGATGAATATCGACAAGAGTGTCTCTTCTGATTTGATTATATATGCTGTAAATGGGAATCAAATTAAAACGTTAAAATGGTTGTTAGAGAAGTTCCCACATAGCATATCTCTTTCAGCTGTTAGATATGCCGTCAAAAAAAACAACGTTGAGATGATGGAATTCCTTGTTCTTGAAAAAAATTGTAACCCGACATATGCCGGATATCACGCTGCCTATAATGGTCGTCGAGATATTGTTAAATTTATGTTCGACTATGTTCCAGATGGTTACAAAATGCGATTCTTGGGAGATGTTCGTAGCGGTGGTATCAGTGGTGGCCATTTAGATGTGGTGGAATTTGTATTTGATCATGGATATTCTCATCCATTTAATCATGTTCCTTGCACAGATATTAACGTTTTACGTTGGTTAGTTTCAAAAAAATATGTCATATGTAATCAAAAAGTTTTAGAGTCTGTAACATCATATGGTAATTTAGAATGCTTTGAATATGTTCTTAATTTGTCTGGATTAGTTTTGGATGATGTCTTTCAACAAATATTAAAAATAGCGGTCAGAGGGTGTTGCAAAAATATAGTAAAATTCTTACTGGATAGAGAATGTTTATATGATAAAGATATCATATTAGGAGCCGTAGACAGTTATAACCAATTACGCCCCGATGGAAACGCATTTTCGATGTTAAAACTCTTCAAAGTTACAGAGTGGCCAAAACGGGTTTTTCAAGATGCAGCAAGGTCGGGTAATCTTAATGTTTTGCAATACGGTTATGATAATAATTGCATCAACGATCAAGAAATTAAACGTGGTATTATGAATGTATCCGTTGCAGGTGGACATTTACATGTTATTATATGGGCACGTTCGTGTGGCTACGAGTGGGATAGTACTACAATTGTCAATGCAGCAGACGTAAATATCATCAAATGGTTGCGCAATATTGATAATTACCGAGCTAAATGCAGGTTGGTATCAAGCGAAACTAAAATTTGTCCTTGGGATGAACGTGTTTGTCTAAATGCCATCAGATATGGTAAACTTCCATTTTTAAAGTTAGCGATCGAAAACGGCTGCGAATATGGTGACGCCACATTGGAAGCTGTTAGAGTATGCAAATATAATAGTATTAAAGAATATATGGCAACCAAAATATCTAGATAATCATAATCTATGATTATCTAAACGCAAAAAATTGAAAATTGAAGTACTACGATATCTTAAATATCATTCAATTGGCAACCAAAAAATGTCCATAAAAGTTCGAAAAACGATACCATACAACAATCCAAAAATTGCACAGACTTTAGACGTTCCTTTTTTGGTAATAGGTGTTGCGGATGTTCATCGTTGGCGATTAGTTGCCAATAAGTGTGCTATCGAAATTAAAGATATCATTCCTTCGAAAGTCCGACATATCATATTTGATGATGATTTTGATCAGCCAATTGAAGATATCATACCCGATTTCATCACACGTTTGACTTTTGGTAAAAAATTTAACCAACCAATTTATAGATTACCAGCAGAGTTGACTCATTTGACTTTTGGCGATAATTTTGATCAGTCTGTAGCGAATGTATTACTTCGAACTACGATAACCCATTTGACTTTTGGCAGACGATTCAACAAATCAATTTCCAATACAATTCCTCGTTCAACGATTGTATTAAAATTTGGCGAGATGTTCAATCAACGACTTGGTTATTGTATCCCACCAAATGTCACTCATTTATATTTCGGTCACAATTTTAATCAAGACATAATGGGTTGTTTACCTAATTCGATCGAATATATCAAATTTGGATTTAGTTTCAATAAATCAATCGAACATCGCATTCCTCCATCAATAACTCATATGAAATTTGGAAAACGTTTTGATCAAACACTTAATTGTGTTCCTGTGACAGTAGAACAAATTTTAGTGCATCATAAATATAATCACCAGTTGGACGATAATGTTATATCAAGAGTTAGTGTGATATGTTAATGTTTGATAAGTAAAAATTTTAGTTATCAAACATGTTCCAAAAAAATGAATAAAATAAAGTCAGATTGACATATCAACAATAAATTATCATCAACTATGTCCAAATCTTTCCAAATCTTATTATTCCTCAAAGAACTTTTACCAAATGAAACAGCCAAAATAATCACATACATATACATTGCAGCGCGACAACGATTCAAACCCGGGCAACTTGTCTTCGAATCTCCATGTGGTCACTTGCTAAGATCGGTTGAATCTCCTTGTCCTAAAACCTTCTTTTGTCCTATTAGCAACGAATATCGCATATTGAATAAAGAAATATATCTGACATCTGCATGCTCTTGCTCAGTAGATGATTTATTATGTCTTGTTGAAACGAATGTAGATAGCAAAAATATTGGTATGAAATGTGAGATATGTAAACGTCATTGGGATTATTTGACAGATGAATCAACGTCGGAATTGAAACAAAAAGTAGTATGTTTTTGTGGCAAAATCACAGAACAATTTCCATGTGCAACATGTCCCATAAAAAATTGTTGTATTCCTGGTTGCGATCAAATTTGTCACAAAAAATCAAAAGCTCCTCTTTGCTATGAACATTATAGATGCATATTTTGTAGGAGCAAAATTAGTTATCGTCGTACATATTCGCAGTGGTGGTTTGAAATGCTGCCGATTGTTTCTTATTGTAAATGTCCCTATTATAATGATGGTTGGGATTATTCGCTTAGTTTGTCATTGAGTTTGTTTGACGAGGACCATAAATTTCTTAACGATTGTTAATATTCAGCTGATTCGATTAAAAATATATATGTGCTATAACTATTTTATCATTTTTTAAAAAAATGATAAAATAACTGCGCTTGATTATGTATTATTCGTTAATCTTCGTTCGCTAAACGACTCAATTGATCGTCCAATAAGTACTTGTAGTGTTAAGGTATTTATTGTCCAAACAATTTTACCTGATGTTGTTATTATTTTCATAGTAGGAATAGTGTCAACTTTTCGTTGATTTAAGAGAAAGTTCAAAAAACTACCCCCATGTTCTATGATAACATGTGATTCGTTCGAATTTATCGTTATTTTCATGTCACCATATTTATCAAATTTCTTGTATAAGCACCAATAATTTGTATGATCCAGAACCTTGAGTTTGTATAAATATTTATCTTCATCACAATAAACAACAAAATTTGATAGGTCTATTTCATCATTTTTTATGCCATATTCCATCCCATAATATTTGAATATAGGTTCCACATCAATAATTTTTTCTATATTTATCTTCTTTAAAATTGAAGAATGTATGCTATCGTCAAAAAAAGTTTTCCAATCAATGTTTGGATGATTGACCAATTGAATATATGTTTCTCCATAAACGCGCGCAATGCCATTAATCAAAGATTTGCACTCTGTATTAGTAGCAAAATAATTGATAAATAGTATTAAATCGATTTGATATCGTCGAGAAATTTTTATCTTGGGCGCGTTTTCAACATCTAACGATCTAATAATTTTTTGTAAGAACTTGAAATTTGTAGCAGTTATAAATGATGGTACATCTACATCGAAATTTAAAATGACCGATTTATTTTTGCGTGTTTTATATGTATTAACATCCATGAATAGGTTATGAAAAAATTCAATTTTATCCAACGTTTTTTTATTACTAGGATAATATGTTTTGTCAATTTTGATCCACGAATCTGCTATTTCTTGCATTTGTGTTATGTGATAGATATATGGTCATAGATATATTTTTAATCAATTTTTTAGTGTATGAATAAAAATGATTCGTTCAAGTTACGTGCAATGTAACAGCAGAGAATTGAAATCGGATGAATATTTGCACGCTTATTCAATCGGTCATTGAAGTTACGCGAAATTGGCTGAAGATTTGCGCACCAATTCAATGATCTATTGAAGATACACGCAATGTTATTGCCAAGAATTGAAATTGGCTGAAGATTTGCGTGTCAATTCAATGATCTATCAAAGTTATTGCAAAGAATTGAAATTGGCTGGAGATTTGCATATCAATTCAATGATCTATTGAAGGTACACGCAATGTTACTGCCAATAATTGAAATTGGCTGGAGATTTGCGTGTTAATTCAATAATATATTAAAGTTACGCGCAATGTTACTGCCAAGAATTGAAATTGGCTGGAGATTTGCGTGTCAATTCAATGATATATTAAAGTTACGTACAATGTTACCGCAAAGAATTGTAATTGGCTGGAGATTTTGCGTTTTAGTTCAATGATCTATTGAAGATACACGCAAATGTTACTGTCAAGAATTGAAATGGCTGGAGATTTGCGTGTCAATTCAATTATTTATTAAAGTTACGCGCAATGTTACTGCCAAGGATTGTAATTAGCTGGAGATTTGCATGTATCTTCATAGTTAAATATTTTAACTATCAAGATTCATTTTATTCATCAATAGATGGTGTGCCTTCACAATGGAGTTCAATTGTTACTTTTGTGAACAAACCTTTCGTTACTGTATTAATACCTCCATTTGTTATTGCGATACCTTCTCGCATGTAAAAAATCTTGTCTTTGGGAAATCTCACGATTTGTCGATTAGGTTGCAAAATCCAAAATGCTGGAGGAACGTAATTTCCTTCGATTTGGAATTCATCTCTTGCAAACGAATAAGAACAAGAAGATCCAACAGGAATAATAACTTCCGCGCAGAGATTTTGTAATCAGTTTCCCATAGCTTGGTTTCTTTGTTATAAATCTTAACAAAATCATCATCAACGGCAATGTCAATAGTTTCGTCAAACGATGATAAATCTGCATCATAACTAAATGCCGCTCCATTGCAGAAAACGAATTCTGTTTTTGTGGATGAATTCATCGTTTGGTGATGGTAAATCGCCGATAAATCTTGCTGAATTTATTAAAATTAATTTTTTTATTTGGATGAAAAAAAATTGAAAAATATATTTTGAGGCAGTTCCATCATTAGTTTATGATTATTAACAAATGGACCAGATCGTCATCTTCAGTAACCTTTTGGCAAATTCTGTGCATACAATTATGCTTGAAATGTTGATTCAAAATGTTGGCAGAGATGTAGCCTCTGTAATCCTCCAATTTGTTGTCTCGACAATGGAGGTTCAAATGAGAAACAAAATCATAATAGAGAAACTCGTTTATAACACCCGAAATGTAAAATCTTATCTTGAAACGTTTGATCTGAGAGATTTAGCTTTCCACATTGTTGATTTGAAATATCGTATCATCGGAGGAGTCGATTGGGAAATCGTTCCGATGAATTATTATGTAGAGCGCAAATATGATAATTCACGAGAATGTTCCAACATCCTTTATGAAGAAAGAAACAAGGACCGAACTCGATAAAAAGTTAATTTTTGAATTTGATAAACAAATATTTTGATTATCAAATGGTCGACATTCATCGTTTGATGATATATAAAAATATAAACACCATCAAACACAGAATTAAAAAAATTACTAAGTTAATCAAGCAATTAGATGAATCTGATAAGTTATTTTTTTTGATAAACAAAAATTTTGTTTATCAAGATCTGTTTCCGTACATTTTATTAACCATAATCCTTTCTTCATCATTCAATTCTAGATATATCCTGTTGTAATTTTCGTCTACATGCTCCTTCTTTTTTCGTATTACATCAAATCTGCTTAACCTGTTTTTCTTTGTCAATTCATCCATTTGTTCGTCACTCTCTGTTCCATAACACATATATTGCTCTGGACTGCAGCATGCAACTGGAAAACTAACCATATGCGTCACTATCATCATCGGCAAACAAGCTATCCCTAATATTGGATTATTCGCATCGGTATTACCCATCTCAAATATGCAACAACAATCTGTCGTAACGTTTTTATTTATAAATGCCCGATCATTGTCATCCACATCTGCACAACACATATATCTATTGACATATTCGTAGATCCCATAAGACCATCGTGTTAGACCCCAGTGAGACATCTTTGATCATAATACCAGTAATTGTGGATCAGGTACTTTTATTTTCAATTTTTATTTATCATATAGATCTAGAAATGGGTTGTTGGGATGTTTATTGTTTCACATGTGGATTGCCATGCCATGGTGAAAATTCATATATGGAGCTAGCAGAAGAGACCGGTGACGAATATATCATAAATGAAACTAAAAAATTAATCAAAAAATTTGGATATCTAAATAGCAATATTTTTTTAACAGCAGATGACAGAATTGTACGAAATTGTAAAGAAACTGATTGTAACATTAGTTTTGTTAGTCCAGCGGGTGAATATTTTACGCAAATCGGATACGGACATCTATATAATATGAATATGGAATATGGAATAATGCCTGGTATTTTTATTCACACTTCTTGTTGGAATTGGATCAAAAAAACATATGATGTAGAACTAAAATATTCTGATTTGCCTATCGATGCGTATCAAAATTCAATAGCTAGTCCCGTTCCCGGAATAAATTTTGGTCCGATAACTGAGTACTGGGAGCAATATTTTAATTATATCAGGATGATCGAAAATGATGATATGTTTATGATTGATAGAAATGATCCTAAAAATATTGCACGAATCAAAAAAATAGTTACACAATATAAATTAAAACGCGATCCTAAGCGAATCGGACCTAACGTAAGCGCAACGTTTTTTAAAGAAGGGAATATCAAAATTGGTAATAACAAAAATTTTTGGACCAAAAAAAATGGTAAATGGCAAGAAATAAAAGAAAAGGTTGTTAAGAAAAAATATGACATTAAGAATCCAAGTAAGCAACTGATGAAGTATCTCAACAATATTCCGTATGTGGGCGAGTATAATAAAGTACCATTATTTCAATCGCGCCCTACTTATAAAAAAAACAAGATAAAAGAAGGTTTGGAGTAAGACACAGTGAATTTACGATAAATATTTGGACTACTGATGATTATTTGGCGAATGTTGATAAAAAAATTAAAAATTGAAATTTGTAATCACTGTAATATCGATAAGTAAAACTTTTAATTATCAATATTTGTATCTTGATGAAAAATAGTCAAACATTCAACATGTGAATAAAATGTTGATATGCAATTTCCTAGCGAGTTCAATAAATGAACAGTTCCACCTTTTGTTACATGAAAATAAAGTCAGTGATTCTCGAGATAAAATTTAACCTTGCATTCATTATTGTTAGCCCAATATTGTATCTTTCTTTCGGCTAATCCTTGCAGGATCGCCTCAAATGAAGAATAACCACTCATTTTTAGCAGATAGAATATCTTGGCGGGATTTGGACACTGGATTGGTGCGGGCTGTGCAAAATATGCCGTTTGGTCATCAATCTTTTGTCGCGGAACAGATAGTAACGGTGGAAGATATTTCACTTGTCTATCTAGCAATCCAGATTCGGTTGATGGATAGTTAAATCCTTGCCACATTTTATTCATTAACATTTATGATGAGACTGTCCATAAATTTAATTTTCATTTTTTTGGAATAATATTATCTTATGATGTGTGCTTTTGCGATCAAATCCTCATTAATAATTTGATCATACCTGTCATTATATATTATTTGTTTGACAGATGTTGGTACGCTATTTATTGATCTGTTAAACTGGGAATCAACGCCAAATTCCAAATGAGTGACTGATGGAGGTATGTAACCATCGATAGGTTTGTCAAATGATGAACCAAATTTTATACTAGTGACAGTTATGTATTTGATAAGTAAATATTTTATTTATCAAAATCAAGATCCCCATAATATTTCATATGTTCTTTTTTCCTTATTATATTTAATTCCTTCATAAAAGAATGGACACCCTTGGTGGGAACTATTATTAACCTTACGAAACTGTGTTTGCATTTTGGTAAACGCAGCAATTATGTCTTTTAGCGTTATCCCTGCATCTGTCTTTGCTTTTATGTGTATTATATCATTCTTTTCATCAAAATCCTGGCTAGATGAATCAGAATCAAACGAATCGCATAAGTGAGCATAAATACCAGAGTTAATAGTTGCGCTCTTTTTGCCTATTATTTTATGCGCTAATTGTAATGTAGCGAGTCCTTGTCCTAATGTGTCTGCCATTTTGTGTGTTTGTTGTTATTGATATTATTATAAAATGAATAAAAAGATCAATTTTTTTGAATAACGTATGTTGATAGTTACAAGTTTTAGGGATTTGCGTGTTGTATTCGACAAATTATTGAAGATTGAATGCAATATTGTTGCAAAGAGAAATGAATTTGCCAGAGATTCGCATGTCACATTCAATGGATCGTTGAAGATTGAATGCAATATTGTCGCAAAGAAATGAATTGCTAGAGATTTGCATGTTACATTCAATGGATCATTGAAGATTGAATGCAATGTTGCTGCAAATTCAATTCTTTGCTGGAGATTTGCATGCCATATTCAATGGATCGTTGAAGACTGAATGTAATATTGCTGCAAAGAATTGAATTTGCTGGAGATTTACATGTCATATTCAATGGATCGTTGAAGATTGAATACAACGATTTGTATTTGCCAGAGATTTGCATGCCACATTCAGTTGATTATTGAAAGTTGAATGCAATGTTGCTGCAAAGATTTGTATTTGCCAGAGATTTGCATGTCACGTTAAACAGATTATTGAAGATTGAATGCGATGTTGCCGCAAAAGATTGAACTTACCAGAGATTTGCATGTCACATTCAATGGATCATTGAAGATTGAATGCAATATCGCTGCGAAGAACTATATTTGTGCAGCATATTTATGGACTATTGAAGATCGAACGCAAAAGGATTATCTCAGGTAGGATTACATGTCATGTTCAATGGATCGCTAAAGATCAAACGCAATATTAAATAATTTATTAAATATTGCGGCCAAGATAATCATATCAACGATCACCTAGAATAACTGCCCCATTGTTGTTGCTAACACACGACAGCGATACGTTAAATTTTCTATTTTTTAGCTCATTAACATGATACATCAGTTCATGAAGAGTGACTGGTATTGTGATTTTAACATATGTAACAGGTTCTTCGTTTATAGTTCCATATAATCTTAGTTCATTATATCCAACGACTAGAATATTTTTCTCATGCATTTGAATAATCTTTTGCATCAAACCTAGATTTGTAAAGATTCCATTATTTATTATTTTATTTTTTTTATCGACGTACATTTCTAAATCATCAATAATACCATCATCATATTGACCAATATCGATCGATAAATCAATATAACAATCAATTAATCTGAGTCGTATATTTAGCCCAAAATCTTTGTTTTTGGACAAGTGATTCGCTAAAAAAAATTGTGGTAAAATTATGTCAAATACTTTTTCTTTTTTTAAAAGATCGATTTCATAGATTTCTCTGAATGACAAATACATTATTCATTATTGATATCATTTTGTGAACAATCTTTCTTGCTATTCAAAAAATCATTTTTTTTTAAAATTGATAAATAATCACATAAATACATGTATTGCCAAACAAGATCATAACTATGTTGAACAAAGATATTGACGGTTCAATTTTCTATCTCTTACCAATATCGGATAAGAGATCTTTCCTGCGCATTTGCAAGACTATCAATTTGTTATCCATAAATATGCCCGCGATCGAATCTGAATTCCAAACATTGATCAAAGAAACTAACTTTTTAGATAAACATAACTACCAACTATATAATTCGCTTTACAAATACACTGTCGAATTGTTATTTGATAATTATGATATCCCCGATAAATACATCATCATTGAAAATCGAATCCTTTATCAATATCCTAAAATTTATAAGAAACTCGCTGAAAAAGGCAAATATGATCTTATCAAAAAAATGTGTGATCGAAACGAATATAGAGAATGTAATTTTATTGATGTCATGAATGGTGCAGCAAAAGCTGGTAATATTCAAATGTTGCAGGAAATAGCAGATGAGGAGTACTGTTTTTATCCACAAGTTATGATATATGCTATTAAGGGAAATCAACTCGCAACGCTAAAATGGTTAGCCAACAAGTGTGACATGGATCCAAATGCAATGAATTATGCGGCTAAAATTGGTAACATTGATGTTATTGATTATCTTGTTTATGAACATAAATTTAGAATCACGAGCGGTGCTTTTTTTTATGCTGCGAAGAATAACCATTTTGATGTTGTAAAATATTTGCACTCTATTGACCCTAATAATATGTACGCGGTTTGTGAAGGTGCTGGCGTTTCCGGCAATCTTGATATCCTAAAATTTGCTTACCAACATGGGCATAAGATCAATGGATTTTTTAGTTGTGGGCATACGCATATGTTTGTTTGGTTGTATGATAACAATCATATCAAACCTAGTTTGAATTTATCTAAAGAAACAGCTCAAACAGGTAATCTTGAATGTTTACAATTTCTTCACACCCGCGGATTTCCTGTTCTCCATGAAAAAGTTTTTAAACGGTCCGTTATCGGAGAAAATATCGAGATGGTCAAGTGGTTGTATAGTATGGGTTGTCCATTCGATGAAACAGCTGTTCGGGCAGCTATGTGTATCAAATCAAGTTTGTTCCCAATATTAAAATTATTGATAGAATGGAAATGTCCGTTATTTGATAACATCTGCGCATTTGCTGCGTTTGTTGGTAACCTCGAAATGCTAAAATATTTATACGCAACTGGAAATAATCTGGATAGTAAGGTCATTAGTGCTGCTGCGACGTATGGACATTTACATATTATTATTTGGTGTCGCGAACAGAACTGTCATTGGGATATAACAGCTTGCCGGAACACCGTAGAATACGACCATCTTAACGTTCTAAAATGGCTCCGTGGGGTTGATAGAAAAACGTGTGGTTTAAAATCTAACGAAACAGAAATTTGTCCTTGGAATGAACAAGTTTGTTTAAATGCAATAAAAGAGGGTTATATCGATATTTTGGAATTCGCTGTCAAAAACGGATGTCCATTTGGAATAAATTCATATTCGTCTATTGATGAACATACAAATCTTAAAATTGCTGCGTTTGTCAGAAAAAATTATCAAAAGTAATATCGATAAATAAAATTTTTATTTATCAATATCGTCAATTAGCGGTTACCAAAAATGTTTTCCTTTCAACAAATCCTCCTGCGGTCATTATTTCTGGCTTGGACATCTTTACTATCTTGAACGGATCGAAATTATTAACCAAATATACAACTGCCATCTCCATTTCCATTTTAGCGAAATTACGTCCAGGACACATATGTCGCCCGCCACCAAATGTAACTATATGTCCCGATGAAGTCTTTTCATTTCTAGGTTCAAGAAATCTTTCTGGATCATATCTTTCTGGATCTTTAAATATATTCCTTGCACTTTCGTCATTGGCCGATAATAATGGTGCACATAATCCAATTAAAATATTTTGTCCAACGTAATATTCTCCAAGTGATTCGTTTGGAGTTGACGCATAACGCAACACGGGAAGGAAAGATGAACTTGCACGACATGTTTCCCAAAAAGTTGCATCCAATAATTTTACAGATTTTAACATCCCATGAAGGTCATCGTTTTCTACATACATTTTGGTCTCATCTCTAATACGATACCAATATTCAGGATTAGCCATCAGATCGCCGATCATCGCACTCAATCCTAATCCAGTACTACTAAAACTAGCGAACATACCGGCGATAATGATACCACTAATTTGATCATCAATCAATGGCATGTTTGTTTCTGGATCGATATGATCAACTGACTTACGAAGGATCATTGAGTCATTAAATTCTGGATCATTTCGATACCTATCGATCGTAGGTTTGAAAAATTTAGTGATATTTGTTCGATAATATTGAAATATAGGTTTTGCCATCAAATCCAAAACTATTTTAGGTATCATTGCGGACAGTATCAATACTTTTGTCAATAAATTCACATAATTCGATATCATGTTATACAATTTTTCATCCAAGTCCAACGATAAAAAACATTTACTGGATGATGTTATGATAATTTTTTTGACGAATTCATTGACATCAATAGGTTTATTAGAGTTCTTAATAAATTGTACCATACTAATACATTCTGATTTAATTTTTGGGAGATAATTATCATAATCTATTTTTAAATTTGTTTTAAGCAAATTCAATATTGTAACCACAAATTCATCTTTTTGTGCAACCCCTCCTCCGATAAACGATCGGATTATCGCTTCAATGAACGACAATTTTGATTCATCAGCTTTATAAAATTCATCTATCAATGATCTATCAGCGATTACGATCATATCAGTTCTGAACATTTTAATGCGAAAAATTTTACCATATTTTTGATAACATTCGTTTATAAAATTGAAATTTGTGGGATCGAATTTTAGACTATGACCGATGAATGGCAGTTCTCCTGCTACAATTGGAACGTCTTTTAGATGCGATAGATGTTTCGGTTTATTATGTTTTCTTTTGTACAAAGACCAATAGTGGTATGTAAATATCAAAAAAAATCCTAATATCAAATGGGTGAGCATTTTATGATAATATAAATTTATATATATGTATCGATTAAATATTCAATTTTTTTTGAATAAAAATTGATAAAAAAACTCTCAGGAAAGGCAAACTCCATCCAGCGAATTAAAAATGCTACGATTAACACAACTAATCAAACCTTATGGCGTTCGAAATTATACACCGCAACAAACTAAAAAATATGTAGACTTATCCAGTTATACTCTTACAGATATAATGGTCCTGGTCACTGATGGTGCGATTACTGACCGAAATATATTTAGTCCAATCAAAACACTTGAAGAAGTTCAAGTCGAACATAAATTTCCTACTTCTTCTTTTGTGAATCAAAAATTAATAATTCAGAGACTTAGTTTGGTAGAAACAAAGTACAAGATTTTATATATATATATGCAAGGATAGGTGCATGGGTCGCAATTGTTGCTTTTGTTATTACGTTTTATCGTGTATTCAGAGGGATGTCATCTGATAAACAAATGCGAAAAGGTAAATATGTTGATAATATGGTTGAGATGACCATAATGACTCCCATTTATTTAATATCTTCATTGATAATAGGAGTACCATATGGCATTATATGTGGAATTTTGTGGCCTATATCTGTTCCATTTTTTTATTTAGATTACAAGAACAATAAGAAAATTTGATAACTAAAATTTTTATTTATCAAATCAAATCAATTCAATATCACCTTCCAAATGCACAGCATTTCCATTGAAATATATATATAATACGGCAGCACCTAATCCAACCATTCCAGCGACACTCGTCCATAAAATACCGTTTATTTTTTTAAGCTCTTCGCGACACTTCTCAAGTTCTCCCTGTTGTTGTGCTATAGTCGTCGCATACATTCGTTCAACCTGTTTCATTTGCGTTTGAACCTCGTTTGATATTTCACTCTTGATTTTATGAAATTCATCTCTCTGTGCACTAGAATTGTTTGACATTTCACTCTTAATTTTATAAAATTCATCTCTCTGTGCACTTAATTGTGCACTAGAATCTCGCTTCATTTTCTCCTGTTGCGCTTCTACTTTTTCAGTTGCAGATTTTAAATATTCATGAATAATAGTATTATGCTGTGGCTCTGAAACAACTCTGCTGATTATATCCTTGACAGTTGATTCCAAATGAATATTTAGTTCGTTAAAATGATGTGTTCTCATTTCATGCAATTGAGGATGATTTGTTATGAATTGTTGCAACTGATTTGCGATTTCAGGATTTACTAACGTAGGAAATCTATCTCGGATATATTCTGCAACGTAATTATTGACCATTGTTGCAATTTGTTGAATCAATTCAGGAGATTCTTTTGCTATTTCTGGCATCTTCTTTTGGAATTTCTTGGTCAGTTTTGTCATCGTTTCGTTAACGTTGCGTTCGATTATATTGGGCAACTGTGTCTCTATTTGTTTTTTAACATCTCGCGTTGCAATCTTTTCTGATTCTAAAGTTATCGCGTTCAATGTAAACATAGTTTTGCACATACTTTCTACAAAAGATGAATTATTTGATATCTTTTTGATCTTTTCTTCTATTTCGTAATCTGATAAAGTATTTTTTTTGCATATCGAGATGACTTTTTCTTCAATATCACGTTCTTGGGCAGAATTTTTTCGGCATATTGGAGCGATTATGGCGCTTGCTTCGGTTGATGAAAGGATTTCTAGAACCTTGGGTTTGATATCCAATTTTGTCTTTGCTGTTGACATTTTTGGTGTTTATAATATAAATATGCATTCCTATGCAATAAGATTTCAATTTTTTTGGGTGTCGCAATATGTAATGGGTAAGGATAGTCGCGTTACTTTTGAGTTTTTAGATCAGAAAAAATTGAAACATAAATCAATTAAGATATCTTTATCGTAATAGTATTGCAAATATGTCGAACAACGCATGCACGTTATCTATTGATTGTTACCAAGAAATAGGATTATATTTACAAGATAAAAAAAAATTAATGTTTGCGTCAACGTGCAAATCTTTGTATAAATTGAAAAATGTATTTGTATACAAAACATTGGTAGAATTTAGTCGAGTTTCCAAACTATCTTATTTTGATCAATTTGAAAATATAAGTGCCATAAAAGATGTTGCATTTCCCAAAAAAGCAAAAAGAATATATTTTACTAATATTGTTCGCCCATATGTTCCAAATTTAGTTACGCACTTGTTGCAATATATTTGGCTAAATAATATCTCATCAATCATCATCCCATCATCTGTTACACACTTAATATTTGCAGAAAATATTGAGCAACGAACAGAAATATGCATTCTTTTTTCAGTTACGCATTTAATATTTGAAGGTAAGATTTGCCGACATATTGATATTCCATCATCTGTGACCCATCTGAGATTTGACTACAAATTCCATCAATATATAAAAATTCCTCCATCAGCAACACATTTAGCGTTCGGCGGCAAATTTAAACAAAATATTGAAAAAATTGTCATTCCATCATCGGTGACGCATTTAATGATCAACGAACGTATTTTTGAACAAATAGATAATATACCGACATCCGTAACAACATTGTCTTTTTGTTCGCAATTTTCTGTTAGGATATATCGTTTACCAAAATTCATCAAAAGAATATATTTATACAGAAAATATTATGAAATAATTAATGATGACATAAAAAGTGACGTTGAAATCTTTCTTTATGACGATGATAAACCACAGATTTCTATTGATTTATATTTTAGTGACCAGCGTTTTTTTCGTAGTTGACACAAATTTTGATAAATAAAATGTTTAATTATCAAGATTTATTTATAAATTTCCGATGCATATATTCGTTCAACATATTCTCCGATAATAATACAAGAAAATCGAACATAAATTGGATTATGACCTTTATCCAAAATATAATGGTGATCGATTTTTTAGTCGATACATTCGCAATCAACATCTCGTGGTAATTGTTGTGGGCTGTCCCAGCAATTAAATTTTTTGTTCCATTTTTGATAAAACCTGTCGCCCGACCTAGTTTTACCGCAATGGGTCTAGCAGAACCATAATTGAAGATATGAAACAACATTTTATCTTTTGGTTCTTCGGTTTTCCGCAAAAAATTATGTGCTTTTGTAAAAAAAAAAATTCAATGAACATTTCCCATGTGGCAACTGTCCTGCTAAAAAATGTACAGCCAGAGGTTGTCTTGTCCTAATAGATGGAGTATCTTTACCAATAGTTTGCAAAGAACATTCTTTCTGTAAAAATTGTAACCATACTCTCGCCCATTATTTTAATCATATGGACGTCATAGTAAGAAGCTTTTGTTCAAAATACAACACAACATTCAGTTATTGATAATTAAAAATTTTAATCATCAAAAAAAATGATCCAGAAAGCGTTATTAGAATATACTAACAACAAGATGTAACTAATGATCTGGCTACTTATTCATCGCGACGAAACAAAAATCGACAAAGTTATTGTTATTACCGGCAATTTTAAAAAATTACAACAGTATATCATCGATAACGTTGAACAATTATATGATTCATTTTTTGAATGTATCGTCAAGAACGAACACTATCAAGTAAATAATAATAAGTTACATACCTATCTCTATCAGAAACTTGGTTACAAACTTGATTCAGAAAAGAATGATATCATAGAATTGATCAAAGAATTTTACACAAGGTTCCCGAAAAGGATTTTTAAAACTCTTAAATACTATGGTGGCACAAACGAGAACGATAAATATCCGATGATTGAAATGATAAGATGTGACGATGTGACATTCGTTTGATAAAGATTATTATCATTTTTTATGCAAAAAATGATAACAATTTATTCAGGAAACGAAAAAACATTTTCATGTTCGATCGATACATCGGTGTCAAATATGAATCCGTTGCAGTTAAAATAATTGCAATTATCGATGAAGCTACCGATATGGCAACAAAAGATACATATAGTATTTGTAAATAGTTAAATTTATTGGTTTCTTGACATGTATCAAACTCGTAACATCTTGATGGATGGTTATACTTCATTATGTCTGCAAACAATTCATCATAATTATCAAATTTGCCAATATGAAACGGCGTGATAGATTGAAAATCACCGCTATTCGAAGTATCAATATAACAAGGATGTGAAATCTAACATCAAAAAAGAATTTTTATGGTTAATGAAACTTGATAGGTAAAATATTTATTTATCAAGATCTATTCGTATATATCCCAGATCATCGAACCTTTATCAATTCGTATGTATTCAAATCTAACACAAATTAGGTTCTCATCCTCGTCTAAAATTTCATGATGTGAAATTTTACCATCTACATATTCGCAATCGACGACATCCTTTGGCATCTTTTGCAACACACTCCAGCAATTAAACAATTTATCCCATGTTCGATATAGACCGCAACCATTACCTCGTTTTACGATAGCGCCAGATTCTTTGATTGCATTGGGAACGCGAAAGACATTTTTATCGTTTGGAACGACAACAACTTCTTTTTTATTAGTCAAATCGTCAACACAAACTGGTACTTTTTTATCATCTGCTTGTGTAGATACTTTTTTATTACCCAGTTGTCCATAATTTTTAAAAATCCATCGCAATTCGCTGCTAGGGGACATTTCTGCTGCTATTCGGCCATCAATATTTTTAATCGTTTGATTAGCACCTAAATTCAGCAACTCGGAAACGACTATGGGCAAATTTCTAGTGCATGCGTAATGTAATGCAGTATTACCTATTGCGTCTTGCATATCTAACATTACGTTGTATGACAACATACTGCAGATTAAATCAGGATATGCTAATTCTGTAGCCCGGATGAATGGTGTCGATTTATCAACTTTATTGATGATATTAGGATTAGCTCCGTTGTTCAGTAACAATTTAGCGATAGCACTCTTACCAGTCGCGCATGCAATTCTTAGTGCAGTGACATCTCTTACATTAGGAAGATTCACATTTGTTGATGCATATGATAATAATAAAGCTACTGCTTCAATATTGTTGGCTATGACAAATTTTGTCAATATATTTTCTCCATCTGGCAAAATTACGTTTGGATCTGCGCCTGTGTCCAAAAACAACTTTACAATTTCTAAATCGAGAACAACATTACAGCACACTTGGTTAATATGTTTATTGACATCTGCACCATGAGATATTAACAATTTGATCTGTTGAACCATTTTATTCTTGCACGCATATAAAAGAGGAGATTTTCCAGCCTTATCAATATAATTTGGATCTGCGCCTGATCCAAGTAATATTTTTGTTATGTCATATCTATCAGTCTTAACCGTAGTACATAATAATTCGTTCGAATCCATTTTTGGTATCAATATAATATAAATCAACGATTCTGGTACTTATTTTTTCAATTTTTTTTCGATGGTTGGTTAAAAAATGAAAATTCAAACAATTGAACTATGTAACAAAACAAGATGGTAGCAATAAATGGACATAGTTAACACACATTTACATTTTGGACAAGTATTTCTTATTTTCTTTATTTAAAAAAGATAATACTGAGACGATCATTTTGGATAATTTGCGTAAAATATAATATTTGATCATTGAAAATTTTAATGATCAAATTTATTGGACGGTGGGAAACAATATTACGTCTTTAATATGACTGGAATTAGATAGAAACATAATAAGACGATCTATACCCATACCCCAACCACCAGTTACAGGCAATCCATATTCTAACGCAACGCAAAAATCTTTATCTGGTGGCGGCGTTTCTAAGTCACCTGCAATCAAATTATTTTGTTGCATTTTAAACGACTCCAATTGTATTTTTGGATCAGATTGTTCGGTATAGGAATTACATAACTCTTTACCACAAATAAATAATTCAAATCGCTCGGATAAAAATGATCCTGGTTTCTTTTTAGCCAATGGACTCATAAACGCTGGATGACCCACAAGGAAAGTTGGATTTACAATTGTATTCTCTAGCAACCCGATCAGTGCATCAAAAAGTCTAGATGATGTATATGGTGGCACTGGTAAACATCGATTTTTTTCGCACAGGGCCTGCAAAAAAGTTTCGTTCGATCCCATAAGAGCATCGTCTGGAAATTTTAAATTTAGTCTCTTTTCTAACTCTTCGACGATATGCATTCTCGCAAATGGCAAGCTAAAACTGACGGTGTTCGTTTTGAATGTTATATTTTCTGAACCGAAGACTTTTATCACTAAATTATGTAACAATTTCTCAGTCAGATCCATCCAATAATGATAATCAGTGCAGATAGCATACGCCTCTATCGCAGTAAATTCTGGATTATGCGTTGCGTCGATGCCTTCATTTCTAAAATTTTGGCCAATCTCAAATACTCGTCTAAATCCTCCTATTATCAACTGTTTCAGATATAATTCGGGTGCTATTCGTAAATGCAGGTTTATTCCTAATTCGTTTGCGTAAGTTTCAAACGGCCTAGCTGTCGCCCCGCCAGGATTAGATACCAACGTTGGAGTCGTTACTTCGATAAAATCCATAGTGTCAGAAATGAAGAATTTTCTAATTTCCTGGACGACGAAACTTCTCAATAACATCGTGTTCATCAATTTTTTGTCGGTCATCAACGACAGATATCGTTGTTTGCGAATTATCTCCATATTGATCATTTTGCCAGAGAACGGGATGTTATGGTAACATATTGCTATTACATCTAAATCTATAACGGCAACACTGAGTTCTCCCGGTGCATCATCTTTCTTTTTAGGATTAGTTCGCATTGGATGACCTTTTACTTTTACATAATCGCCTCTCCTTAGAACATCGGTAATGATATTCCATTTTATATTAGACACAAATGTATCTTGCGATAATAAGATCTGTATTTTGTCTTTTTCATCAAATATATCTACAAACATCATTTTTGAAGATGGTGATCTAATTTTTTCTATACGACCAGCTACGTTTATTACTTCTACAGAAGATTCCCCCTTTTTGCATGTTTCGCATATTGTTTTGATATCCTTAATTTCAGATAATTTAACTGCATTTAGCTGAAGATTTTCAGGATTCATGTTGTTATTGACTAATATTTCAAGGTGTCTTTCTCTTGATTTGTAATATTCTGCTTCTGTTTGGACAGGTGTATCATTAGTGTTGATGGTGATACCTGCGTTCGTGATTTCTTTTTTAATGATTCGGTTTAATATTTTTTTGTCAACATTGTGAAGAGGGTTGCCTGTGATGGAGCTATCGTTGAAAATTTGGTTTCTAAATTTGGTGATTGAACTTTTGGATGTTATTTTGGAAGTAAAAAGGACGTTTAGTTCTCTTTTTATATAATCTTCTGGACTAATTGGGTTCATTTTGTTGTCGTATGAATTGTAGAACATATCAATGAGATTATTTTGTCAATTTTTTTTTGCCAAATAAGTGTTTTATTAAGAACTTATTTGGTGCATTGCCTGGAGATTTGAATGTGCAAATGTTTGATTATTCAATGTTGCTGGCAAGAGAAAGCGTTGCTTGGAGATTTGAATGTGCAAATATTGGTTAGCTCATTATTGTTGGCAAGAGAAAACGTTACCAAGAGATTTGAATGTGCAAATATTGGATTGTTAAATGTTACTCGCGAGAGAACACGCTGCCGGGAGATTTGAATGTGTAAATATTGGATTATTCAATGTCGTTGGCAAGTGAAACGTTGCCTGGAGATTTGAACGTGCAAATATTAGTTCATTCAATGTTATTGGCAAGAGAATGTATTGCCTGGAGATTTGAATGTGCAAATATTGGATAGTTCAATGTCGCTGATAAGAGAAAGTATTGCCTGGAGATTTGAATGTGTAAACATTGGTTCATTCAATGTTACTGGCAAGAGAATGTACTGCCTGGAGATTTGAACGTGCAAATATTGGTTCATTCAATGTTGATGGCAAGAGAAAGCATTGCCCAGAGATTTGAATGTGCAAATATTGGTTCATTCAATGTTGCTGGCAAGAGAATGTATCGCCGGGAGATTTGAATGTGCAAATATTGGTTCATTCAATGTTGCTGGCAAGAGAAAGCATTGCCCAGAGATTTGAATGTGCAAATATTGGATCATTCAATGTTGCTGGCAAGAGAATGTATCGCCGGGAGATTTGAATGTGCAAATATTGGTTCATTCAATGTTACTGGCAGGAGAATCTGTTTGGAAATTGAATGCGTAACGTCACTGACAAAAGGCACAATGGTTCTTGCACTAAAAAAAAATTGATTATAATAATGCCAACACAATCCATCTTAAATAAATAATATCAAAAATGGCTGCCCAAAACGATCAATTTATTCACGATAATTTGGTTAATACTTTAGAATATGTTGATCCTAATGATGTCCTTCTTGAAGGTTTGGGTCCTAATAAAAGTCCATTGGCTGAAGAACTTGCTGATAAAATTATAGAAAGATTATGTCGCAAAACATTTCGAGAAATTAATCAGCGTAGACGGGGAGATGATATAATTGGGCGTTCTATTCATCCAACTGATCATCGGCAAGCTTAGTTACGTATCTAATAACTAAAATTTTTAGTTATTAGATTCTATTTATCGTCCAGAGCTGACTTGATTCTTTTGACTTTGAGGTGATTGTGATATCGATATGGCACGTTATCGTTCTATCACGTTTATAAGCGGTCAAAATTAACGAATATATGCAAACAAGAAAATATGTAGATAACTATATTACATAAAAAACGGGGGAAATTTGTCATGTTGCTACATTGTAAGAATGATACGGGCCAAAAAAGAATTGATAAATCATAAAACGTTTTGGCAATTTTAATTTTTTTATGCGTTGATATCAAAATTGATAGATCTAGAATTGCCAGATGAAACTACGCATATCACATCTTACTAAAATTTGATAAATAAATAATTTACTTGTTAAAATTGATAAATTAAGATTTTTATTGATAAAACATACAAACGTTTAAAAAAAACAGCACACACGACAATATAAATGTCGTTGCATGAAGATATATTCTTAGCGATAAGCCAACATTTATCAAATAAACAAAATATAATGTTAACAGGGACATCTACGAAAATGAATCAGCTAAAACATAAAATTATATACAAAGAGAAAGTCAGGATTAAAAAAATAACCCATTTGTCGTACTTTGATAATTTTGAAAATATCAACATATGTGGTTTTGGGTATTTTGAGCACTTGCCGAAAAAAATCAAACATATTTATTGTGACGATCGTTTGCCAAAATCTGATAATCTAAAATTCATGACAACTTTAACATTTAAAGGCGACGATTTTTCGATGATTAAAAATAATATACCATCATCTGTGACTAAATTAATAATTAGCCCTTCTTATGGTGTCAAGTATTTACGTAATATAGATATTCCGCATTCGGTCACATATTTAAAGTTTAGTGGTTATTGGACTGGTAAACCAATATGTCATATTCCGGCAACAGTGACACATCTAATATTTAATCCTTGGTTTAACAGATCAATTGAATTGTTGATTCCATCATCCGTTACACATCTTGCGTTCGGCGACTGTTTTGACCAACCGATCAAAAATAATATCCCATCATCAGTCACACATCTTACGTTTGGACGTAATTTCGATCAATACATAAGAGACAGCATCCCATCATCTGTTATTAGTTTGACACTTTGTCCTTACGATGAACATAAAAAGTGGAAACCGACGTGGTATTATTTAAAAGATGTTCCAAAAACGATACCATATGTAACATTGAAAAATTGCTAAAAAGTAATGACAGACTTAAATATATAATTGCTAATATTATTTTGCCACATGCATTGAACAAATCTAGAATTACACGATGAAACTACATATATCATAACTTTACTAAATTTTGACAAATAAAGATTTTACTTGTTAAAAATAAATCAATCCTTCAATATGTATCACGTAGGATTTTAGCTTCAAAGATACTTAGTCGTTGATCGAGTGTTATCAAGTCGTCTTCTATTTTTGATAACGAATCGTTCATCTCAGCGATTTCTTTTTCAAGTGATTCAATATTTTTTGATAGTAAATCATTCATTTCAACCATTTCTTTTTCAATCCTAGTTATCTCTCTGAACGTATTAATGATGGTAGGATAGTGATGAAGATCAGTCTCATTTTTTTTCGTTTGTGAATAAAACGATCTAGTGTATCTCGCCGTTCGTGCTATTCTTAGTAACATCTTTGTAATTGTTGTCAATTCGTATCTTTCTGAATCTTAATTTATCAATTTTTATTGATAGAATGTCGTTGTACCGGTTATATCAATAAAAATTGATAAATTAAGATTTTATTGTTAGAATACAAAAATATTAAAAACAAGGACACTTTTGATAATGAACCAATATTCACTAAATGTAATTATTCACGAAGATATATTCTTGTTGATAAGTCAATATTTATCGAATAGACAAAATATAATGGCAACAATGACGTCTAAGAAAATGAATCAGCTAAAATATAAAATTATATACAACGGAAAAATCAAGATTGAAAAAATAATCCTCTTAACATACTTTAATAATTTTGAAAACGTTGACATATGTAGTTTTAAGAGTATTGGATGTTTGCCAAAAAATATAAAACATATTCATTATGAATATTATTTACCAAAATCTGATAATTTGAAATTCGTGACAACTTTGACGTTTAAAGGAAAAGACTTTTCAATGATCCAAAATAACATACCTCCGTCTGTAACGTATTTAATAATCAAACCTCCTTATTACGCTAATAATATATATAACATAAATATTCCACATTCAGTCACACATTTAAAATTCAGTGGTTTATTTATCAATGATAAATATAAACTGTCACATGACAGTATCCCACCAACGATAACACATCTGACGTTTGGTTATCGGTTTAGTGGCCAAATTAAAGGTTCTATTCCATCATCCGTTACACATCTGACGTTCGGCCGCTGTTTTGACCAATCGATTAAAGATTCAATTCCATCGTCGGTCACGCATCTAACGTTTGGATACGAATTTGATCAATGCATAAAAAATAATATCCCATCGTCCATCATTAGCTTAACGCTTTATCCTTACAACAAAGATAAAACTTGGAGACCAACGCAGTATTGCTGGAACGACATTCCTGAAACGATATCATATGTAACATTAAATTATCCCTAAAAATTGGGATAGATTTAAATATATAGTTGGTAACATTATCAAAATGTTTTTTGTGATAGTTACTTTATTCTTATTCGATGATCATATTAATAGCGATGATACATTTGAATTTGTGTGGATCCAAAATATGATTTCGGAAGTGCACAAATATACTACGAGTTAAAAATAATGATGATATTATTATTTTTAATGTTATCTTGATTAAAATTGATTTTGAAACCATCAATAGATTCGCCACCATAAACAATATCACAAACCATGCTAAATCAAGATATTGATAAATGCATCTTCTATCTCCTTCCAATATCCGATAAAAGGTCATTTCTTCGTACATGTAAAAATGTCAATCTATTATCTACAAATATGACAAAAATAGAATCTGAATTTCAAGATATGATAAATGGAACTAAAATTTTTTGCAAAAATTCCATTTCGGGTTTCTATTTTCCTCTTTACAAGTTTACGATTGAATTATTATTCGATGGATATGTAATTCCAGATAAATATATCGTCTTAGAAAATCGAATATTGCATCAATATGATAAAATATATGAACAATTAGCTGAAAGAGGATATATGGCGCTCATTGAAAAAATGTTGCCATTATGCGATAATATGATATTCAATCATAAAGAAGCGGTAGCAAATTGAGCTGTAAAAGCTGGTAACTTTGATATTTTAAATTGGTTCATAAATAGAGGTTTTGAACTCAGTGCGTCGATCGCATAACATGCTGTTATGGGAAATCAAATTAAAATATTAAAATGGTTGATTGATCATCAAAGTCTGATATATGGCCGCAGTGCCATTTTACTTGCTGCATAACGAGGCAACATCGAAATTTTGAAATATCTCACAGATAAGAATTATTATAGTTATGAAATTGGCTATTGTGCGGCATATCACGATCATTTTGATGCGGTTAAATTTTGCTATGATGTGAATCCAGAAACGATAGATAGGGCGCGGGAACATGGCTGTAGATGGAACGCAACAACGTGTAAGAATACAATTAGTAATTATCATTTTAATGCACTAAAGTGGTTGCGCGGAATTGATCGAGACAAATATATTTTGAAATCAAACGAAACAGAAATTTGCCCTTAGGATGAAAATGTTTGTTTAGAAGCTATCAATTGTGGATATGTTGACATATTGAAATTCGTAATCAAAAATGGATGTCCATTGGTAAAAAATCTTATTCTATTGCCGTTAAATCCAAAAACATTGGAATTATGGAATGCGTAAATGAATGCTTTCCAATGGATTTTGATAACTAAAAAATTTTTTTTTATCAAATCATTAATATTTTGCCACTCCATATAATGCACGCCTGTTATCGTTTATAAATAAAATCATGTCTCTTTCGATGAACTGGATAGACAATTTCAAACTTTCCATTATTGACGTATCGTTAGTTTTTATAATCAACGCAAACGAGTATAATATTTTACGCAATTCTGGTAACGAATATCTTTCTAATAATTTGCAAAGGTCTTCGAACGATACATTAATTCCGCCCATTTTATCTATTATTTCTGTTTTTGAAGATTCATCAATAGTTTGAACCAAATATCCACCATTTATTATCATTCGATATATTCCGGCTACCATTTTTATATGATCTCGAGTTCTCATTTTTGATATATTACTTATTAAAATATTATTGATAATCGCTAAATCAATTTTTTATTTAGTGATTTTACATCTAAAAAATTGATAATAAAAGTCTCAGATCTTGCTACACATAATTTGAATGATTCCAAAATGATATCACTATGCAAAGAATTGATCCATAATATATCCGAATATTTATCCGACAAGGAAAAAATAAAGCTTACGATGGTATCAAAAAATATGGGCAAGTTTAGGAACGAATTTATTTATCACAAAATGGTGAATCTTACGAATATTTTAGGATTACCTTACTTTGATAATTTTAGATTCGTGAAAGTGGATCATATGATATATTATGATGATACTTGTGCCGAATATTTGCACATAACATGCGATAATTTTTTTGACACGATGATTAAGAAATTTTTTCCTAAGTTTGTTACCCATCTAACATTTGGTAATAATTTTGATCAACAAATATCGTGTTGTATTCCTCCAACTATTACTCATTTAACTTTCGGCCAACGTTTTAATTGCTGCATAAGCGATGATGACATTCCTCATTCAGTCACTCATTTGACATTCGGCGGAAAATTTAATAAAAATTTATACAATGACAGCATACCACCATTTGTTACGCATCTAACTTTTGGAAATTGTTTCAATTCGATCATCTTTAAACGTGCAATCCCACCATCGGTTACTCATTTAAAATTTGGAATGGATTTTAACCAATCTATCAAAAATGCGATACCATTTGGCGTTATCAAACTAGAATTTGGATTGCACTTTAACAGATCAATAAAAAATCGCATCCCATCAAGTGTACACGAACTAAAATTTGGTGCAAGATTCAAGAAGTCAATAAAAAATAACATACCCGCATCGGTAACAAAATTGACGTTCGGTTTCCGTTTTAGCCAAGCTGTTCGAAATGATATCCCTATAACAGTGATTGATTTGATCTTTAGCGATGATGAATAAAAATATTTTTGTCCAACGTCGCATTTTAACATGTTGACTATAATATTTATGAGCATGATAAATACTCTGCACAGGATGAATATAGAATATTGGTCGATAATCTATGGCCAAGAGGTCGTCCAAAGAGAACGCCCGCATCAACGAAACTGCGAAAATGGTATTCGCATGATGAAGCTAAATGGGCCAAATTTAAACGAGATTATACAAACGAACTTTAAAAAGTCTCCATGGGTTGGAAAATGACCTTTCCGCAAACAGATTTTTTTCTTAAATTAACTTGATAAGTTACGAAAGTTGATATCAAAATAGATGTTGAATAATCATTATTTGTAATATTTATCCGATGTTGCCAATAGGTGATAGAACTAAATTTTCAGTATCGGGACGATATTTGTTCTTTTTGTTGCACACTCCAAATTTTGATTCTTCATTGAGATTCATTACATATTCGTTATTTATTAATATAGGTACGTAGAATGAACAAATATTTGCACATTCAAATCTCCAGGCAATTCTCTCGCCAGTAACATTGAATGATCAAATATTGGCGCATTCAAATCTCCAGGCAATTCTCTCGCCAGTAACATTGAATGATCAAATATTTGCACATTCAAATCTCCAGGCAATTCTCTCGCCAGTAACATTGAATTATCAAATATTTGCACATTCAAATCTCCAGGCAATTTTCTCGCCAGTAACATTGAATTATCAAATATTGACATTTAAAAATCCCCTGGCAGTTTCTCGCCAGTAACATTGAACGATTCAATATTGGCGTATTCAAATATCAAGGCAATTTCTTGCCAGTTATGTTTGATAATCAAATATATTTGATTATCAAATTTTCCACACATGCAAATTATTACGACAATAATCATAACCTATCCAAACAATGAGGCTCCAACACGTACGCATCTATTTGCAATAAAATTGGATAGATATCATCCTGGTCACGCTAGAAATTATTTTTATCAGCTGGTGTGACTGCATGAGTCCGTTTGATCGTTCAATTTCCAATTAATCGGCGAATTAATTTTGATAAGATAATCTGGTACTAACTTTTTAAATGTTGATAACTAAATTTATTTATTTATCAATATTTTTCATAATGTCTCTTAGCATTTCTCGCGCATCCCTCAATGGAATAATACCTACCAAATAATTAAATTTTATGTCATCATAAAGTTCCGGATCAACATTTGTTAACTTGCCATCATCTATAGCATGTTTAATATTGCGCGTCTTGTCATTGTTGAATCCCAATATGATATCTTTGATCTTACAAATTGCGTCATCGACGTCGCCGCCACCATACTCATATGCCAAAAGTACTCTCTCGGCGCTGCTATTGTCATCTGCCTTTCTAAGCCATTCGCCACATTTATCGTAAATCTCTTTATGACGCTTGTTGCTATCAGCTATCAACTTTTTAACAGATTTAAAATCGCTGTCGGTCGAAATATAGTCAAAATATATTGGCGAGTTATTCACGTATTCTTTGTACTTTTCATCAACATATTTTTCAATATATTTATCTAACTGCAGCTTTTTCTGAATACATTCTAAAATTTTTTCTTTTACTGTTTCTAATTTCGTATTGTTATCAATATTTTTGGTGTATTGTTTGTAAATCGGTAACTTTTCAGAAAAATGTATTAAGTCGTCATCAATATTCTTCTCGATAAATTTATCTACGCTTTTCTTTCTTTTATCATGTCTATCCAAGATTTTTATAATATCATCTAATTCTATTTCGTATTTGATGTCGGATTTGTATCTGTCACAAACAGGTAATTCCATCAAAAATTTGCACGTATAGACATCATAATTTGTCCTAAGGTACTCATTCAAATTTGCGTATCTTGAATCAAAATTCTTTTTTTTATCAACCTGCGCGATGATATTTTTCTTAACATCATCGAACGTGCCATGATATTTAGAGTTGCTCCTATATTTTTTGTAAATCGATAATGTCTTTACGTAATTATGATATTTTTTGTTAATCTTCTTCTCAACGAACTTCTCTATTTCACTTTTTCGTGCGTCCAATACTATCTTGCGCTCAATGATATTTTCAATTTTTTCGTACGTTTTGACAGCAGTACCATTAGATTTTTCATATATATATCCCTCGTATTCTTTATGATCTCTGAATTTATAGGCAAAGGCAGAATTGTCATGTTCATCCAGCAAATTATCTATCCGAACTTTGCGTTTAATATATCCGATAACTTCATCGACTTCTGCTTCATATTTTACCTTAATTATTTTCTCAACAAATGCTAACATGTGATCGTCGGGCTGTATGTCATTATCTTCAAAATAGCATTGTATATTTTCGCGCATGTTATTAACCGATTCAGAATGATCATCGTCGTCTTTTGTATTTTTTAAATACGCTTGCTTTCGTTTATCGTTATCATCGATTGCAGCAAATATGTTTTTAGCTAATTCTGCTATATCATATATCAAATATTTATATCCACCATGTCCATTTATACTAACTTCAAAGGAATATAACCATGCATCTTCTATCTCATCATCTGTTAATTTATATTTTTTTTTTGCATTTGTCGTTGAAATCGTGAGACTTGGATCAAATTTGCATTTGCCACATATGCCCGATATACTCTTCGAACGTAATAATTTGAAACAACAACAACACCTCATTATTATATTTACATAGAAAGATCATATTCTATATATCAATTTTTGATCATTTTTTTTACTACAAAAAATTGAAAAACACACACCTTTCCACATATCTATCACTATTCTTAAATCCAAAATGATACAACTACCTCATGATATTCTAATATACATCGGCGATAATTTGTCCAACATAGATAAAATAATGCTCACATCAATAACTTCCTTGTTTTACAAACGAAAACATATATTTACATATCATGATATCATCGATGCCAAAAATGTTTGTAGATTTCATATCAGACAATACAAAAATATTCATTTTGAATTACGTAACAATGAAAGATTTGACAAATTTATTCCTATTACGCATCTCACTTTGAACACGCCTGTCTTTCATACTGCCCTTGAAAATATGCCCAATAGCGTGCGACATTTAGCATTTGGTAAATATTTTATGGGATATCTTGACCTATGCGAAATTCCTAATAAAATAACACACATAAATTTTGAAAATTATCACGACAAAATCAATCCAGGTGACATCCCACAATCTGTAACGCATATCATAATGAATCAACTTTATAATTTCCCAGTAGATAAATGTTTGCCGTCGTTACTTACACATCTTATATTTAGCGAACATTACAATCAACCTATTGATAACCTTCCTGCATCGATAACTCATCTGAAATTCGGCGGACGTTTTGATCAAACTATAAATAATCTTCCCGCATCCTTAACCCATTTAAAATTAGGTGTTTGCTTTAATCAACAAATTAGACGTATGCCATCATCTCTCACACATTTATCCTTTGGAACTTTGTTCAACCGATCCTTAAAAAATATATCGCCGTCGATTATATCATTAAAATTAGGTCTCAATTTTTCCAGATCATATAAATTCATAACTAAATTACGAGATCTGTCACGCATTATTTTGGCCGATTCTTTTAACAAATCTATTAAGATATTATCTGGACTGCCTAAATTGACACATGTTATTTTTGGAACATATTTCAATAAAAATGTAGATCTATTGCCATCTTCCGTGACTCATTTGAAATTTGGTCGTCAATTTAATAGGCGAATAACAACTTTACCGTGCAAACTACGATATCTTGAATTTGGTTCCGAATTTAATAGACCAATAATATCATTGCCATCTGAATTACAACATCTAAAATTTGGATACAACTTTAATCAGTCAATTAATTTTTTACCAAATTCGCTGATAGAGTTAACATTTGATAACGATTTCAATCAAACTATAGAGCATATTTCTAGATTAACCAATTTGACCAGTTTGACATTCGGATTTTCTTTTAACAATTCAATACGCTGTTTGTACAATTTAACGTCACTTACGAAATTAGTTTTTGGTCATAACTTTAACCGTCCCATACTAGGTTGCATTCCTAAAAATGTTGAAGAAATAGTATTTGGACATGATTTTAATAGACAGATAAAAGGTTGTATTCCGAACAAAGTGACTAAGATTATTTTTGGAGAAAATTTTAAACAAGATGTCACAGAATTATCTAGTCGTTGTAAAATATTAGTGTCTGTATTTGATCATTAAAATTTTTAATAATCAAATCTTTTACAAAAAATTGACATTATTTTGTGCTTGGAACAACGTTAATTAGTAATTAAACAAAGAAATGTTGTCACTCTGCCAAGATACTATATTATACATTGCAGAATATCTACCAAGTAATAATGATAAAATGGCACTATCATCTATCTGCATTAAAATGGATACACTGAAATATAAATTTATCTATCATGGCAGAGTATATGCGAAAGATATTGAAAATCTATCATACAAATACAATTTCAAACACGTTTTCCGTCGCGCGAGTTGCAAAATTATATCTGATTTAGTTACACATTTGGAATTTTCAGATGAATTTAACGATTCGATATATAAATTTCCTCCGCGATTATCTTATTTGTCATTTGGTCGACATTTTAATAAGTCTGTTGATAGTTTTCCATAAACGTTAACATACTTATCCTTTGGCGAGTGTTTTAACCAACCAATTAAAAAATTACCACAATCACTTTCTAGTTTGAAGTTTGGTGATCGTTTTAATCAACCTATTGTGAACCTATTACCATCATCTTTGACATATTTAAGATTGGGGGATGATTTTGACAATTTGATAAAAAAATGTATTCCAAAATCTGTCACGCGCCTTGACGTATCATTCGTGCGCTATCAGCCGATATATATACCTCCATGGATAAAACATTTAGAAATAAATTGTGAGATGAGAAATTGGACTAAAAATTGTTTGCCAGAAGGAATAACACGTTTGAAATTTGGTGATTATTTCGATGGCGAATTAGATCAAAAAATACCATCAACCGTTACACATTTGACGTTAGGGTGGTTTTTTAAACAATCGATCAAAGGATTACCACAATCAATTACGCATTTAAAATTCGTCGGTGAATTTAATCAACCAATAAATAAAGATATACCTACATCGGTAACGCATCTAACATTTGGCGTTTGTTTTAACCAATCTATAGATAGATCTATACCGGAGTCAGTAACGCATTTGATATTTGGAGAATATTTCAACCAACCTATAAAAGGGCGCATACCTTCATCTGTTCAATATTTGGAATTTGATCGTCATTTTGACCAAGAAATCGAAGGCCACATACCTGATTCTGTTGTTGAATTAAGACTGGGGGAAAATTTTGATAGGCCATTGATTTCACTTCCCGCGTCAGTAGAGAAGCTGACAATATACAAGAGATATTATAAACAACGAAGAGCATGGATCCCAAAGAGTGTGAAGGAGTTATTTGTAGTTTGATAACTAAATTTTTTAATTATCAAAACCATTTAACATGTACAACTGTTTTTGGTATCTGTTGAATAAAAAAATCGTACCTGCTTTTTGGCAACGTTAAATGCGTAACCGAATCGGGAATGTTTTCAATCGAATGGACAAATCTCGCCCCTAATTTCAAACGAGTCACTGATGATGGAATATTACCTTCTATGTTTTGGTCAAAATCACAGCCAAATTTTAACTTCTTCAATTTATTACCAGCAAAACATCCTCCGATCGGTTGATCATACCAACAACCAAATTTTATACATTCAACAGAATTTGGAATAATGCCAGCAATAGACTTATTAAAATAATATCCGAACTTCAGATGAGTTAGTGATTTCGGAAGTGTCAAATTTTTGATAGATCTACCAAAACTGCTATCTAATTCTAAATGAGTAACTGTAGATGGTATGATATCATTTTTTATCCAATTTTGTAATGTTAAATGCGTCACTGCAAAATTTTGAACTGATTGCTTAAAATGATAATCTAATTTTAGATGAGTCACGTATGGTATATCCAATGTTTGATTTAACTTACCTCTAAATTCTAAATGGGTCACAAAATCAGGTACATTATAATCACTCGTGTAAAGATAGACATGCTTAAAATTATTTCTGTATGATAATTTTTCGATATCAGATGTTTCAACTTTATCATGGTATGTAAATATATATTTCAATTTGTCCATATATTTACAAGTACATGATAATTTGATCTTCTCTTTATTCGTAAGATCCTCACCGATGTGCATTAATATATCATAATGTAATGAATTTATTGACATCGTTGATGATCAATATGAATAATCCGGTTTAAGAGTTCACATATCAATTTTTTTATCATATAATATCATCGTAAATGAGTGATCTATTGATGAAACCGCGGAAACCTCACTCTAAAACTGAACCAAATCTTAACGAAAAATCAGGAATCGACGCACATGGCTATGGTAAGTTTCGTAAAGATAGTCACGTTTTGGAACCAGTTGTATTTGAAAGAAGAAATCCATATCCTGGTGATGTTGTTATTAAGATATTATATGCAGGAATTTGTCATTCTGATCTCCATTATATTTTTAATGAATGGAGTCCACAAATTTTGCCTCTTGTACCCGGCCACGAAATCTGCGGAAAAGTTATCAAGGTCGGTTCAAAAGTTACAAATTTCAAGATCGGAGATGTGGTCGCTGTCGGAACAATGGTCAATTCATGCAGAATTTGTTCGATGTGCAAAATCGGAAAAGAACAATACTGCGAAAACGGCGTGAGCGGAACATATGACAGTGTTGATCGCAAACCTGGTGAGATTATTGCAAGTGGCGAGAAAACTTATGGTGGTTTTTCTTCAGTGATAACAGTCAACCAAGATTTTGTTTTTCATGTGCCAGATAATTTAGATCCAGCTGCGGTTGCCCCGTTACTTTGTGCTGGCATTACTACTTATTCCCCGCTGAAGCAATTTGGAGTGAAAGGCAAGCGTGTTGGTGTCATTGGAATAGGTGGGTTAGGTCATGTTTGTGTACGACTTGCAAAAGCGATGGGTGCGTATGTTGTTGCACTGACGCATACAAAATGGAAATTAAAAGATGCAATTGATAACTTGGGAGCAGATGAATCGGTTCTGACGATTAACAAAGAAGAAATGGGCTCACTTGCAGAATCTTTAGATCTAATTATTGACACAATTCCGCAACGACATGATTTCAACAAATATTTAGAACTGTTAGCATACAATGGAACGTTATGGATTTTAGGCCCATTTAGTACGTTATGTTATGACATGAACATATTGGCTAGTAAAAATCGTTCTATAAAGAGTTCCATTGTTGGTGGCGTGCCGGAGACAGAAGAGTTGCTGCAATTCTGTTCTAATAATGGAATACAATCGGATATCGAAAAAATTTCGATAGATGAAATTAATGAAACGTATGATAAGATCATCAATAGTCATGTTAGATATAGGTTCGTTATCGATATGGAGAAAAAAATGGTTGGAGGGGCGAGATATGTGTTTTCTAAGTTTAACTATTAAAAATTTTAATAGTTAAAATAATTGATTATTCAACAACTATTGTAACGGTACCGTATTAGATATCCATAGAAATAATGGAAAATGCGCTATGTTCAGATTTTTTCATAACCGAACTGACGCATCATCTAAATCTATTCAATATGTTCAATTTAAAATTCGTAAACAAACATTCTTATCATAATATTCGATTCAAGAATCTTGTGCAATTTTATGTTGATTCCAGAATTGAAACATTGTTTGGAAAGGAACGCATACTGTTCGAAGATTATATGAAAAAAAATGATCTAGATTATGATGATAATTTTGTTGCACAGTGTGTTCTTGATAAATTTTGGAACGACGACATTGTTGAACTCAAATTTAAAATTGAAGATCCGTGTGAAATGATTCGGGATATGGAGTACAATTATATGTCAAACAACTACACTCCGGATTTATTCAATAAAACCATAATGATCTACAATAGGTTTTTCGCGTGGAATAATATGAATATGATCGAATACATTTGTGATGAGAAACGTGCACAAAATTCATTCGAGACAAACATGTTGCAATTTGTTTGGAAAATGAATCATCCGATTATTGTTTATGTGTACACCAATAATGATGATGTACCATGGGATTTATCGAAGGTTTGCGAATATTATGATATACAAACTAAGTTTAAACCTATCGAAAAACGTGTCACATCTAGATATGGTAGCAGTTACGAAGTCGAAAAAGTTGTAGTATGTCATCAACAACAAAATAAATATGTGTTCAATTATAAAATAGGAGATATTATTGATGGAGTCATATGCAAATCGGGAATGGTTGGCAAATCAAAAACGAGTTACGATCTTAACGTAACAATAAAGGATAAAATATATGAATGTAAGGATGTTTATTGCACTTTAGCATGCATGACCGACATCAAACATTTCCATTATTATAAAGGTTTGCGTGAAAATTACCTAGCTGCGCCTTATCCTGGTCTTGTTGTCATTGAATATTCGGATGTTCCCGAATTGAGTAACTATGCAAAATTTTTCGGATAGCATATTAATAATTTTAATTATCAATATTATTTCCATAAATGCAAATTGTTACGCAAATAATCGTAAATTACCCAACAAAATACTGCTGGGTAGAGTCATTTGCAAAGATCCTGCGGAAATAGCAACAGCCATTTTTACCAAAGGTAACGTTTTACAGCAAAATGAAATGAATAGAGTATTTGTCAAACCTGGAACTGAATTTGAATTATTTGATAGATGAAAACAAAATATGCAAAAAATTGTCCATAGTATACATATCGACGTTGCAATATTGCCAGAAAATACACATAAGATTAGATATCATATGCTAACCGGATATGATAATAACATGCTCGTAAGATCTAAATTATCGAATTAATAAAATTTATTAATTTGATATCATTTTTGAAACATATCCCTTTAATCCATCAAAATATTTTCCTTTGTTGAAATAGTAAAGTCCAATTGTTACGATGGCGCAAATACTAATTGATCCTAGATAAACTTGCCATCGCGGTTTGTAGTTCACTAATGCATTTATGTAACCTTCTACAGTGTAAAGAGGAGATACTACTATCCCACAAATAGGTGAAACAATATCATAGATTGTTTGCTTCAATTCAGTCAAATCAATCAATGATAAGAAACTACTAATTTTAGCAAAGTGTTCTCCAATCCAGCTGAATAATATCTTCAACTTATCATGCATAAACTGAAACGGGATGGATGGTTTGATGGGCAAATTTTTTAGACGACCAATGTGTTCTAAGGCGATACATCCTGATACAGCGAGACAGATAAGTCCATATTTTGCAACGTTGGAAGGTTCAGACATTTGTTGTTATGATATTATTGATCGTAAGCTCTGGGACTTTTTTTTTCAATTTTTTATCAAACTGTGTTGGATAAAAAATTATTTCTTTTTCAACTGATCAAGTGCTTCGATTAGTTTGCACTCATCATTCGACACAATTTTATCATTCTTCAATCTTTCTCGAATGTCTGCTATCCTCGTTATCGCACCGATTTCTGCAGCATCTGGATATGTACCACGACCATTGCATAATTTTAAACGCAAATTATGGATCGTCTTTACATTCGCTGTAAGTTCATCATATTCTCTCATTCGAATATCTATTTCACTCATCTTTACTCTTTATTTAGTTTGTTTATCTATGATAAAAATATTTTCAATTTTTTATTCGTTCAATAATTCATTGATCAAACATTAAAATAATTTCTTTTAAATCTGGACGTTTTTTATATCTTCCATGGTAATGTTTTCTCATTGGATACAATAATCTCATGATACACCATTCAGAACATTCGCACTTGCATATGTACAAACATTGATATTTTTCTGCTGACATCTCAACAATATCAAAAATTACATCAGTATCATATTTACCGTATTGACGTATCAGGTGTATCATACTATCTTGAATGTAATATTCGCAACAATTTGTTATTTTTGTCGTCCCTTTATCACGAATTCTTATAATATTATATTTAGAACGAAGAATATCATCATTTGTCATTAATTCGCTATTTGATCCGGATTTATAAAATGTAAATCCTTGCCGATGCATATCATAAAAGACTACGGATTTTTTCGATCTTGACCAATTGGTGCGTTTTGTAAAAATTCCATGCATATCATGTACGTACAACTCACCCGTTGCAAATTTATACATATTTTTGTGAACGTCGTGTTGAGTGTAATTATGCACATATTGATTAATACTAATAGGTTTTGTGTTGTGGTGCAATGAGAACAAATAAATATAAAACTGATTCACATGACATTTTACTGGACTAAGATTGATAAAATTTTGTTGATTATCATATCGCGATGTCAAATTCACTGACACATAATAGCCTTTATCTTTCATAAATTTTTTGATATCACTATTATTTGTCCAATTCTCTTCCGAATCAGAATAGTTTAAACATAATGTTGTACCTGGCATCATAGTATAAATGTCACAAATATTATGATCCCATGTTTCATTGAGTAAACATTGTACAATAAATGATCCTACCACCACTGCATCCATCTTTTGCATAATTTTTTCCCAAATGGGATCGCAATCGTATATTTATTTTGTTGATGATTTTCTTTTTGATCCGTACATCTATTGTATTGTTAATTTTTTTGCAAGACCACGATAATTCATACAAATCTTTGATACAAAGATACGGTTCAATGTTCGAGAAAATGTCACCGATTAGTACTTGTTCCATTTTTGTTAGAATATACAAATAGATTATCATCTGAATAAATTATTCAATTTTTATTTGATAATTAAAGATTTTTAATTATCAAACGAATATCAAAATAAGTTCTTTTTCGTCAGCCAAATCTTCGGAGCTAGAATTATCGTCTAAATAACTACAATGTAGGTGTGTTTTTTCTGGACATAATAATTTTACAGCGCATAATTCAGAACGTCCACATTTGCCCACATGAAAATGTTTATTTTTATCGTGTAATGACATTTCTAAGATATCATAAATTTTTTCATCCTTATTCACGCCACGTACCGTACTATTTTTTATATAATGTTCTTTGTTTCTATAAAATATGTTTTTGATTGTTTTGTGATTGCTTCTGATTCTAACAACATCAAAATAAGAGTAAAGAATATCATTGTTTGATAATAACTTTTTGTCTGATCCGGCCCTATAAAATTTGAATCCTCGACGATGTGTTCTATAAAAGTCAATGGCTTGATATATGTGTTTCGCTTCTAAATTTGTGCATTTTTCAAAAATCCCGCGCATATCGTGGATGTACAGCTCATTATTTGTAAATTTATATATATTTTTATAAACGCTATATTCGATATAATTGTGCGTATATTGATTAATTGTGATCGGTTTCGAACTGTGATATAACGGACACAAATGGATGCGTAAATTATTTACATAACAATGTATCGGAGAAAGAAAAATATGATGCTGGTGACGATCATATCGCACCACGACTGTTTTTTTTGTCACATAACCTTTGGCCCTCATGAACTTCATAATCTCGCTATCATCTTGATTGTCGTTTGATTCGTCACTGGACTCGCTTGAAAAGTTCGAATAATCTTTCAAAGGTGATATTGCATTCATGGGAACCGTTGTAAATATATTAAAAGCTCCATCTTTCCACGTTTTATTAAGCAAACATTGCGTTATGGATGATCCGACCAATGCCGCATCCATTTTTTGCATAATTTCAACGAATCCATTATAATTATCTCCCAAGTTACATCGTAGCCGCATATTTATTTCGTTAACGGCCTTCTTTTTGATGTATTCTTCTGTTATGATATTATTGAATATTTTACATGACCACGATAATTCGTATAAATCTTTAATACAAAGATATTGTTCAATGTTTACGAATATATCACCAAATAGTATTTGATCCATTTTTATCAAATACATATTACTTAGCAACTATTGGAATAAATTTTTCAATTTTTATTAGTTTAATAATCGAGATTGCTAAACTAATATCAAAATTATTTCTCTTTCACCAATCGAATCTTCATCATCAACATATTTAGCATGAAAATGTATTTTTTCGGGGAATAACAATCCCACAACACAATTTTTTGTATGTCGACAATCACGCATATAAAAATGATTACTCGGATCTCGTAACGGCGTTCCAATGATGTCGAAAAGCGTTTTAGTTTCGTAATAATGTACTATTGGAGTTATACAATGTATCATCTTATTTTTGATATAATATTCCTTGCGGCTACTCATCTTCCATTTTTCAATTCTACGACTAATTTTTATAACATTATAATTGGAACAAAGAATTTCATCGTTTGATATTGGTTTTTTATCAATTCCATGAAAACGAAATCCGTTCTTATAAATTCTAGAAAAATCTTTAGACCTATGTATAGATCTTGTTAAATTCGTGCGCTTTGAAAAAATACCTTGCATATCATGTATGCACAATTTATTAGTTCCAAAATTATACATATTTTTATGGACATCATAATTAATATATTTGAATATGTATTGTTCAATACTAATCGGTTTCGAACTGTGATATATTGGAAACAATTGTACGCGTAAATTATTTACTACGAAATGAATCGGATAAAGATAGATACCCGAACTTTTGTCATCATAACGTCGAGTGTACTTTTTTTCAGTTGAATATCCTTTAGCAATCTCACTATTACAACGACCATCTGTTTCGCTCGAAAAAGGCAGAATAATCTTTCGAATGCGATTTTCCGTTCATTGGCATCATTGTAAATATATTTACGACCCATCCCATGTTTCATCAAGTAAACATTGTGTAATAAAAGATCCAACTATCGACGCATTCATTTTTAACATGATTTTAATAAACTCATCATAATTATCTTCCAAGTTATGACGTAATCGCATATTTATTTCTTTTATGACCTTATTTTTGATGCATTTGTCGCTTATGATATTATTAAATCGCTCGCATGACAGTTCATACAAATCTTTGGGTGAAAGATACAGCTCTATGTTGATGAAGATGTCGCCGAATAGTATTTGGTCCATTTTGTTATTATTATAGATAATTGCTTTGAGAGCATATATTTTTCATTTTTTTGGAAAAATTGAATTTTAAAGAATCAGGTTTAGTTACAAATATGTTCATCAATAAAATGCTGACGTTATATGATGATTTGATACTAAAAATAACTGAAAAATTATCCGACCAAGAAAAACTAATGTTTACGATGACATCAAAAAGAACAGATGCGTTAAAATACAAATTTAGATACAAAACGTTGATAGAGATAGAAAAAATAATGTGGTTGCCATATTTTGATAATTTTGAACAAGTATGGGTGTTGCGTTCGGAATATTATCCCAAAAATGTGAAACGTATCTATTTTGAAACAAACATAGAAAATCTGATAACTTTCTATCCTAGTTTCACATGGCAACGAATACCAGAAAGAACTACGCATTTGATATTATCGGGCGATTCAAAAAAATTGGACAATTACTCTCTTATTGATTTTTGTTTTAGTCAAACAAAACATATTATTCCATCCGCGATTTTAGCAACTAAATATTTTGACCAAATAGTTAAAAATAACATACCAGGATCAGTAACTCATCTAATATTTGACAGAAATTTTAATGATCCCATAGATAATTATATACCTTCAACAGTTACACATTTAGAATTCGGTAAATATTTTAACCAGCCGATTAAAAAAGGAGACATTCCTTGTTCAGTAACCAGTGTGATCTTTGGTGAATATTTTGACCAACCTATCTATGATTCTATTCCGTCGTCAGTTACGCATTTAAAATTTGGTATTCAATTCGATCAATCGATAGAAAATAATATCCCACCATCAGTAACACATTTAGAATTTGGTGCCGCATTCAATAGATCTATCAAAAATGGCATCCCTTTATCGGTAACGCATTTAGAATTTGGTACCGAATTCAATAGATCTATCAAAAATGGCATCCCTTCGTCGGTGACGCATTTAACGTTTGGTTACGACTTTAATCAACCAATACATAATTGTATACCATCATCAGTTACACATTTGAAATTCGGCGTGGGTTTTTGCCAACCGATCGATAATTCTATCCCATCTTCTGTTACGTATCTAAAATTTGGCATGCATTTTAACCAACCAATCAAAAATCATATCCCATCTTCTGTAATTTCCATAATTTTTGGATTTGCATTTAATCACCCGATCAAAAATTGTATACCATCATCAGTTAGAAAGATAAAATTTGGTTTTTGTTTTAATCGTTCTCTAGATGATCTGCCACCGTCAATCGAAATTATAAAATTACATGCTCGCTATGATTTACCAATAGATCCAAAAATTTTACCAAAAATAGAAAGATATGGTAATAATCAATATATGAGTCGTTAGTTTTTTGATCAAAAAATTAACGAAATCTGATAACATCTATTGGAAGATAAACAAATATCACTGACAAATATGTTAATTTCATCAAATTAGCGGCTACAAATCGATGCGCTCCGTCCAAAAGAAAATACGTTTCATGATCACCATTCCGAATTACAGCGATAACCGGCAAAGGTTCATCAACAGATCCTGGATTAGTTTTTAAGATGTGCATGTGGTTGTACACTGACGAAATATCCGTAGAATCCTTCAGAGGATAAGCTTTTTCAGAATTTGATGCACCAGGTTTAGTTGGTAACAGATTATGGAGTTGGTTGGACATCTTCATATCAAATCTTACCTTTTTGTAATTCTGGAACTCGCGCAATCGATGGTTTGGCTTGCAGAAATGAGTATTGAAAGTTACTAAAGCGTCACCTAAAGAACCCAACTCTTTTCTGCTGCACATTTTTGATGGTCAATTATGATGGATTATCGTATAATTTTGATTTTCAATTTTATTTAAAAAAGAGTGTCATATATCTATCAAATGTCAATAACACTTAACGTATCTGGCAGATTATTCAAGGTGTCACGTGACATATTAAGCAAATCGCAACTATTTCGTAACATCATGGCAGATTGTCCCGATGAAAACGAAATATTCATCGAACGTTCTCCGAAAATATTCGAACATGTTCTTGCTTTGTTGATAGATCATTTGTATTCTTATCCCTATAAATATCATTCAGAACTTGATTACTATTTGATACCACACGATATAAATTTACTTTACGATCCTACTGACAAAATAATTGGTTTGAAAAATCAATTTGAAAAAATTGCACAAGACGTTACACAAATAAAAGGCAAAATATCATATCTTAAATGCGAAGAATATAACATCAAATGTCCGGAATCATCTTGTTATGAAATTTGTATGTTGCGACCTATGCCGACTTGTGAACATCATCGTGGTAAATGCTGTCATAGTTATTGTGAAAAGATTTGCAGTGGGAGATACCGAACAGTTTTATGTTATAACGAAATCGATGATGACCGAGTATATTGCGAAGAACATATGCCTTAAATTTGATAATTAAATAATTTGATTATCAAATTGTTTCAGCACCACCTTTGTCTCTTTGGTAATATAATCCAAGTCCTCGTTTATACATACTCGAATGAAATGGTACTCTTGGAGGCATTGATAAAAATCTGCCACTTTCGCTACCATCATCCTTATCAAAATGTGTAACGTAGCGTTTAGAATGGTGATTTTTAGAAAAAGCTAAACGCACTGCATCTTCTATAGATAAAGTGGGGTTCATTGTTACAATTTTATGGTAAATAATCGTATCTGGTATTTAAAATATCAATTTTTTATTCGAAAAATTGATATTATATCATAATTCATCGTACTAATTTTCAACTTGCCAAAAAATCTTTTGACCTTTTAAAAAATTTTTATCGTTCAATGTCACATCCGACAAGCAGATTTATCGATTTTGGTAGTTCAGCCTGGAGATTTGGATGTTCGAATATTTTGATCGTTCAATGTTGCCGGCAAGAAAATACATCGCCTGGAGATTTGAATATTCGAATATTTTTATCGTTCAATGTTGCCGGCAAGAAAATATATCGCCTGGAGATTTGAATGATCGAATATTTGATCATTCAATGTTACTGGCAAGAGAATATGTTGCCTTGAGATTTGAATGTTCGAATATTTGATCGTTCAATGTTACTGGCAAGAGAATACATCGCCTGGAGATTTGAATGTTCGAATATTTGATCGTTCAATGTTACTGGCAAGAAAATACATCGCCTGGAGATTTGAATGATAGAATATTTGATTATTCAATGTTACTGGCAAGAGAATATATTGCCTGGAGATTTGAATATTCGAATATTTGATCATTCAATGTTACTGGCAAGAGAATATATTGTCTGGAGATTTGAACGTTCGAATATTTTATCATTCAATGTTGCTGGCAAGAGAATATATTGCCTGGAGATTTGAATGTTCGAATATTTGATCAATCAAAGATGCTGGCGAGAAATTGTATTGTCTCGAGATTTGAATGTTCGAATATTTGATCATTCAACGTTGCTGGCAAGAGAATGTGTTGCCCGAAGATTTGAATATTTGATAATTCAATATTGCTGGCAGGGATTTGTATTGCCTGGAGATTTGAATGTCTGAATATTTGATCATTCAAAGTTACTGGCAAGAATTTGCATCGCAAATAGAGATTCGAACATATAATTCGACATCAAATTCTAGTTTAAAAATATTAATCTAATAATTTTAAACTAATCCCATCAAACCCCTAACTGTTTTCCAATCAAATTCTTTGCCAGTTTTTCTTGCTACATTTCTGCTAGATATACAATATGTTTTTACATTTTGTGTTCCTAAAATAAGATTCACTTTTTTCCCATCCATTACCTTTTCTTCTTCAATAGTTCTTGCATCATCTTCTGAACAGAGATCGCATTTGGTTCTTATAATTATCAAGTTTTTGTTTATTGCGTATACAACTTTTAACATATTTGCTACCATGGCAGGATCCTCACAGAACAGCAAAACGCATACATCTAGATCTTTAACAAAAGAAAGGGAATCTGCATCAAAGAAGTGAAATGAATCGTTTGAACCAAAAACGTCCCAAATTATGTTTTTTCCATCTTTATGAACAACAGAACAATCTTCAGTACAATGTGAAACTGCTACTGGTAATTTCAAACCAAAAAGTGCATTAATATATGAAGTTTTACCAGCAGATACTGGTCCTATAAAACCGATATGATGTTCTCCTGTACCTTTCTTTATAAAATTTGTTAGTTGTAATCTTGGTAATTCTTTTGCTAAATTATTGATTAATTCAGTTGAATTCTCTTTAAAGAGGAGCGGGTCTTTTCTTTTCGTTGCTTCTTCTTCTAAAGTGGTCAATTTAGCCTTTTGCTCTTCCAGTTCTTTAAGTACGGCAGGCGGTGTTTGATAAACTGTATGTGTTCGATATTCAACTCGTGTAGATCCGTTACCCATCTTTTGTTGATCCATTAAGGGTATTATTCACGCGAAGACAGTTTTTTTTTCAATTTTTTTATTTAACCGATCATAGTAAAGATTGTTTATAATTACCGCAAAGATGATTATTGGTTTACTTATCAATTTTGATATTTATTATCTTGATCAAGAACATTGCCAATTAAAATAAAAAAATATAATTAAACCTAATTTAATTATATTTTGACGCGTTTAATTTTTTTGGATTGGCTGTTTTTGATCCAGAAATTTTCGGTTTGTCCCAAATCCAGTATTTTAATTTGTTTAACTGATTTATTCTATCATCTAACAATTTCCCTTTTCGTTTTATACATCGCTGTTTTGTGCACCAGTTTGCTAATTTAAATTCTATCTGGCATTTCGAAGGACGATCTGGTAATCTATCGTTATCTTCGATAAATTTTTTGACATTTTCATATGACTGATTCCATGGTTGACTAATCGACGAATCAAAATCCCAAAACCATTCTGATATATTGTTCAACGCATTTACTTTAACGTCCGATAAATCACCTTTTCTCTTGAGTGAACGTTGTATAGAACACCAATTAGCTAACGACTTTTCTGTTGAATCTAAAGATCCACAATATGGAAGCCTTCCATATTTTTTAATATATCTAATCAAATCAGCACATCTATTATTCCATTTATCGGATGGATTCCAATGCCAATAATCTAAATTATCTAACTTTTTAATCAAATCGTCTGCTAATTTTCCATTTTTTTTCTTTTCACGTTGTGCTGTGCACCAATTCGCTAACGTTACTTCTGAGGGGACATTTGATTTCACAGATGGATTCTTTTGATTTTCTTCGATGTATTGTTTTAATTGATCATATTTATAATACCAGAAATCTGCAAGTTCCCAATACCAACAGCTGCCTAAATCATTTAATCGTTTTATTAATTCATCTGACAATTCACCTCTTTTCTTCTTTTGACGCTGATTATCACACCACGTAGCCAAAGACTTATCATCTACATCTTCGGATCCAAGTGACGGGATTTTTCTATTTTCTTCGATGTATCGTTTTAATTGAGAGTATTTATGATCCCATAGATCAACACTTTTCCACAGTTTATAAATAATTTCCTTCTCCCACATGTGAATGTCAAACTCCTTACTAATGTTAACAGTATCATAATACTTTTTACATATTATTTTTCTCCCCGTATTTGTACGACGGTCTGTAGATCGAAAACACTCAATTAGTTCACTATCAGTGCATTTCATTGCTTTCAATATTTTGATTATCGTTCCAAATTCATTTCTATCAAATTCATCATTAATATCATCTATGAAAATAGGTACCACAATATGTGCCATTTTTTTATCTTTACATAATCGCAGACATCTTCCTATGCATTGTGTTATATCGATAGTGCTTACTCTGGGATCTACAAAACAAACTGAATCTACAATCGGTATATTTACACCTTCGTTTAACACTCTCGCCGAGCATAATATTCCTGCTTTGCTGTTGTTGTACTCTTTTATAATATTCTTTCTTGTTTTCATTGTATCGTTTCCATCTACACTACTAACATATATGTCACTACCGTACAATAGTTTATGTATTATTTTGAAAAATTTTGCAAACTTTTCAGCCTTTGCTATCGTACTGTGATATGTTAGTAAATGATTGATTACTCCTTCAGCTATTAACTTTGATATTACTAAAATTGTACCAATGTATTTTCCTTCCTTTTCATCAAATACGTTAGCATATTTTAATAATAAATTGTTTTCAATGTCTTGTTGGATAGCTTTATTGGTTGTGTATATCGACAATATTTGATAATCCACCAATAATTCTTCATTGATAGCTTTTCCGACATTGTAAGCATATATTTTCTCACCGTAAATCTTTTTGTTATCCATACTTATAATATCATCGTCATTATCACCTACATACATCTTGGGGGTCGCCGTCATAAATAATCGTTTATTAATTGTAAATCCATTATCAAATAACATCCTGCTAAAAAATTTTCCTTTCTGACCAACCGTTTTGTGTGCTTCATCGAAAATACCTAAATCGAATTTAATTTTTCTGTTACACGCTTGAGCTAATTTATCAGCACTTTGGTATGTGCAAATAACTACAACATTATCTTTCAGATGTTTACGAATTTCTAACGGATCTAGTTGCAACATCAATCCATTTGATTTTTCTTTTATTTCATCTTCGACATCTGCATCCGATCCTACCAATAAATATTTCAAGTTTCTTCCTTCAGCATATGATTGATTTATCCATTCCGAATAGAATTGAGATAATAATTGCAGTGAAGGTACGAAAACAACAGTCTTACCTAAACATATCGAATTAGCTATCCAGTATGATGCTAATGTTTTTCCTATTCCGCAAGCCATTTCTATATACCCTCTTTTATTATCTAAAAAATGGATACGCGATGCAGTTAAACTTTCTATTTGCAGTATATTCTTTTGTATATATGTATACTCTACCTTGTTATCCAATATATTCTTGAAAAAATAGTCGGGTAAAGAGTCATAAAAATCATCGTATATCGCAATAACCTTGTCTGAATTTATTACTTCTTGACACAAGTTCCTCGTATTTGTTACGAAAAATCCACCAGCTATTTTGTTACCTACTCCGAATGATAAGCCAAAAAAGGTTGACAGCGAACTCCATGGAACTGTCGCATCAGGATTTTGTCTAAATTTGCACTGGATCGCGTAATATTTGTTATTTATTATTGCTAATAGATCGATCCCTCTATCGGATTGCGGTAAATTTAATTCGGTTAGTATGTTTTTAGGGATATCATTGTATAACCATATTTTATTCAATCGATTATTTAATCTCGGCTCGTGTATGAATAAATGATATGTGTACAATTCAAATAGATTTCCCTTCTCTTTTTTTCCCATATTTTTAGTTATTGGGTACATACTGTTAATGTTTCTCAATTGTCTCAAATATTTTTCCATTGTTATCAATATTTATTCATATAACATAATCGTTTAAATAAATTTTTTTTCAATTTTTTTTGTGCACTAAAAAAAAATTGATTAAAAAAATCCCACAACAATCTATCGATATTATCCACACACAATAACATGCAATTATGCAAAAAATGCAATCTCTATCCAACTGGATCAGATGGTTACATCGATTTTTGTTGTATTGAATGTATGCACAATGGTAATCACACATTCAAATGCTTCAAATTTTCACTCATAAAAAATCCCCAGCTTCAAATTACATTCTTTGATGACACACCTGAGCTAAATTATTGGCTATCAAATCATTATCCTTCACCCATCACCGATCACGCCGGAAAAATATATCCTACAGCAAATCATTATTATCAATCTTGCAAATTTGAACCAAATACTGCCCCATACTTAGAAATATCATCTGCAAAAATATCAATAGAAGCTACAATGATCACCAAAAAATACAAAAATTTGATATCACGCAAATGGGACAGACACAAAGTTCAGACAATGATGCACGTTATCCGAGAAAAATTTACACAATCGAAAATATTACAAAAGATGCTAATTGATACACAGCCGTTTTGCATATTTTATTTTTCACCTAAGCGCAACTGGGGGTTTGATTTAAATAGATTGGGGACGATATTGATGACTATTCGAGCTGAGCTTTCAAGATGTGCCAAGTTGTAACACAAAAATATAAGTTTATATTTTTGTATTAGTCAAAAAATATTTCATCTGTTTCATCAATAAATAAGATATTATCTTCGCCATGTAAATGATTTAGGTTTGGATATAAATACGAAAAACAACAGTATGATTCATAGCATCCAATAACATATGTTTCATTTGGGAGAAAACGATCACATTCATACAAACATGCCATATGGTAATTTTGATTATCATAGTATCCATATATATACCCGTCAGCGTATTTTAATTGTTCAAAATTATCGAATACGTCGCTGTACAAAATATTCGTTTTTTGTTTATTATCAGCATAATTGTATAATCGTGATGTTACCGCATAATTATTTTTAAGTGGCGTTATTTTGATGATAGTTTCTTCTGTTATTTCAACTAATTCTCGAAGAGTCAATCTTTTATTTGTATCTGAATAGAATCTAAATCCTAAACGTAAATATTCTTTGTGTATACGCATAAGTTCATAATTATGTGCACGAAAAGTATGACTGAGTTTCCATTTTGTGTCATTCATAATTATTCGTTTATTAAAAATGTTATTGAGTGATACATTTAAAGTATTTTGTATACAATCAAAAGTGTATACTTCATCCGTTACGCGACATACAATATGTATTTTGATACCTCCTACTTTAACATTAATACAACCATCACCATATCCAAAATTTATTAAAAGATTATCATATTTTGGATTACTACTACAAAAACGAAGAAAATCTTCATGGATGCCTTGTGAACTTTGCCGTATCCGAAAAAAATTTTCATCTTCAAAGATAGTATTATGATATTGTGGGCATAATACAGTTATTTTATTAGTTTCTAATCCTAACACAATTGCATCAACAAATGCGCCAGTAATTTTAGCATTATGTTTGCACAATAAGTTCCAAAAATCATCGAACGAATCACCAAATGTTTGATGTAGTCTTTGATAAATTAATTCTATTATTCTTTGTTTGAAAAATAATTGTTTGATTCGTTTGAATGATTTGCAAGTTCTTACGAGATGATACATATCCAACGGCGCAAGAAATTGAATCATGTTATAATCAAAAATTTCGCCATAAAAAACGCTTTCCATGTATTATTTTGATAATGAATAATGAAATGATACTTATATCATTTTGCTCGTTAGATTATTAACAAACAAAATTCGTTTTTTTAGCCAGTAGTCACCATTTTAATATCCAATCATATATTATAATTTGCCAGATATTAACCAATCTAATAATCAAACGTTTTGCTTATTAGATTACTATCAAAATAATTGTATTTGCCAAATCGTTCACATTTATTTCTCCAGCATTCATATCGCCCATGTAATAATTACAATGGTAATGTTTTTTTTCTGGATATAATAAATTTATATGACATGCGCCAGGTGATTCACATATATCAACATATATGCTATCGTAAGATCTGCTAAACACATCTTTCAATGATATTTCAATGATTTGATATTTCGGCTCACTGATATGTATTGGATTAGTTTGGTATAACATATTGTGTTTTATCCAATATACTTTATTGATATTTATCGCATCTTCCATACCAATAATTTTAATTTTGATAATATTGAAGCAAGGACGAACAATATCATCGTTCGACATTGCAATTTTTTTATTATTTTTGGATTCGTAAAATTTAAATCCTCGTTCATATGCTTTAAAAAAATTTTTTGATAAATTAAAATCTGATAAATTTATACGCTTAGTAAAAATATCGTTCATATTGTGTACATATAATTCTTTTGTCCTGAATTTGTACATATTTTTATCGATCGAAAATTGCACAAAATGGCGCAAATATTCTTCGAAACTAACTCTTTGTGTATCAATGCATATGAGGTTTATATGGAATATGCTTGCGTCGCGTTGCAATGGATAAACGACAATCTTTCCATTTGTATCATATTTTCTTTGTTTGACTCCGTATCCATTACTTATCATAAATTCTATTATATCGCAACCGCCGTTTATACTGTTAAAAAAACTAATTTCTTCGCTGTTGATATCATAGTCAAAATCATCTTCCGAATCGGATCCGCTCATACTTGACAAAGATGAACAAAAATGCGATGTGATGTTTTGATGTGCAGGAACATATATGTTTATGCCACAATCTTGCCACGTTTCGCTGAGTATGCATTGTGTAATAAATGGTCAAATAATCACTCCATCAATTTTTTTCATAATTTCTATGAATTCATCGTAGTTGTTGCCTAAATTATGTCGCAATCGTATATTTATTTCGTTTACTACGTTTTTTTTAATAGTATTTTCCGTTATCATTTTGCTGAAATTTTTACATAGATTCATCAGATTATATAAATCTCTTGGAAAAAGATGTTGCTCTATGTTACTAAATGCGTCTCCGAATAGTACTTGCTCCATTTTGTTGTAATAGAAATAGAAATATTATCTGGATATGTATTTTTCATTTTTTTATTAACGAATCGTCGACAAAAAAATGTAATTGTCCGGAGATTTGCACATCAATTCAATGATCTATCGAAGCTACATGCAAAAAAATGTAATTGATTGGAGATTTGTGTCTCAATTCATCGAGTTACTTGTAAAAATTATAATTGGCCAAGAGTTGTAATTGGAGATTCAAAGTTACGTGCAATATCGCTGCGATGTGTGATTAACTGAAGATCCATAGTTAATTTTTGATGAATCTATACCAAAAAATTGATTATTCGAATTATTGATGATACATTTATCGTCATAGAGATTATAACAATGCTAAATAACGATATTGATTCGCACGTCTTTTATCTTCTTCCCGTGTCCGACAAAAGATCTTTCCTTCGAACTTGTAAAACTATCAATAGACTGTTTGTTTACATGTCATCAATCGAATCCGAATTCCAAAAAATGATCAATGATACTAAGTTTTTTAATAATCGTTACTATAATCTTTATCATCCTCTTTACAAATATACCATAGAGTTGATATACGATGGCCATAATATTCCTGATAAATATGTTATCGTCGAAAATAGAATTTTACATCAATATCCTAAAATTTATAAAATCATTGCCAAAACAGCTAATTTGCGTTTGATTAAAAAAATGTTGCGACTGAACCGTAATCCTTTAGGATGCAATAATTGTGAATATGTTTTCATGGGTGCAGCTAAAACAGGTAACATCAAAATGTTAAAATGGATGCGGGATAATAATTATTCAGATGATAGGACCGCTACATATTACGCTGCTAAAGGAAATCAACTAGAAACAATAAAATGGCTTATCGATCATGATTTTGGAGCATCCTTTTTAGCGGTCGGATGTGCTGCTAGTAAAGGATATATGGATGTTGCTAATTTTCTTATTGATAAGGGATACAATATATCTGTACAACAGGCTGTCGATAAAGGTCAATTAGAAATTGTGAAGTATTTACATTCTATTGATCCAAATGCTATATATGACATTTATAAATGCGACGATATCGATGTTTTAAAATTTCTTTATGAACATGATGTGACTACGTATTATGAAGGGTATACTCAGGTGGACGTGATAAACTGGCTCATTGAGAATGGGTATATTGGTAAATATACCATGACATCACAAGCTATCGTACAAGCCGGTAGTTTAGAATGTTTGCGACTGCTTCACTCAAATGATCTACTTGAACTTGATAAAGGTGTATTTTATAAAGCAGTGATGACGGGAAATTTTGAGATCATCGAATGGTTACATGAGATAAAGTGTCCATTTGATTCAAATGCGACATATGCAACAACGAGTGTCCAGAGTCCAGATTCATTAGCAATTTTAAAATTATTAGTAAAATGGGGATGTCCATTAGCCGACAATATTGGTTGTGGAGCAGCTTTCTATGGCAATTTGGAAACGTTAAAATATTTGCATGAAATTGGTTACATCATGGATGATAATACAATGATTTTTGCCGCTAGAGAAGGTCATTTACACATTATCATTTGGATGCGAGAAAATGGTTACATGTGGGACGATGAGGTTTGTTTTGCCAGCGCCGAATATTATCACATGAACGTATTAAGATGGTTGCGAGGATTTGATAGAGACACGTGCGGATTATCATCAAATGAAATAGAAATATGTCCTTGGGATGATAGGGTATGTGTTGTGGCCATTAATCATAAACATATAGATATATTAAAATTTGCTCTCGAAAATGGGGGTGAATTTAGCGAGCGTTCATATATTTGTGCGTGTCAGGCTGAAAACGTAGAGATACTTGATTATATAAATGAATATCTTGAGCGTGAATGTCCGAATATCGAAATGCGCAAAGAATTTAATGATATTGTGTATGCGCGTAAAAATAATATCGAATTATGATTGAATATTATTTTGTAATTAATCGTGTCATATTCAATGAGTCGTTGAAAATTGAACACAATGTTGCAGGAAATTTGCGCGTCATATTCAATGGGTCATTGAAAGTTGAACGTAATGTTACTGCAAAGGATTGTGTTTGTTAGAGATTTGCGTGTCATATTCAATGATTCATTGAAAGTTGAACGCAATGTTGCTGCAAAGAATTATGTCTGCTAGAGATTTGCGTGCCATATTCAATGGTTCGTTGAAAGTTGAACGCAATGTTGCTGCAACGAATTATGTCTGCTGGAGATTTGCGTGCCATATTCAATGGTTCGTTGAAAGTCGAATGCAATGTTGCTAGAGATTTGCGTGTCATATTCAATGATTCGTTGAAAGTTGAACGCAATGTTGCTGCAAAGAATTATGTCTGCTAGAGATTTGCGTGCCATATTCAACAGATCATTGAAAGTTGAACGCAATGTTGCCGCAAAGAATTATGTCTGCTGGAGATTTGCATGTCATATTCAATAGATCGTTGAAATTTGAACGCAATGTTGCTGCGAAGGGTTGCGTTTGCTGGAGATTTGCGTATCATATTCAATAAATCATTGAAAGTTGAACGCAATGTTTCTAGAGATTTGCATGTTATACTTAGTAGATCATTGAATATCTGATGCAAAGGATTGTGTTTGCATGTCATATTCAATAAATCATTAAAAATTTGATGCAATGTTGCTACATCTATCATAAAAATATTGATCAATTGAAATCTTAGCAACATTATCTATAATATCAATATCATAGCTATGCTAAACAACGATATCGATAGTTACTTCTTCGACATTCTTCCCATATCGGATAAACGATCCTTTCTCCGAACCTGTAAAACTACAAATCGATTATTCATTCGCATGCCATTAATTGAATCCAAATTCCAAGAAACATTGAATGATATCAACTTTTTTCACCATAACAATTATAATCTTCACCATCCACTTTATAAATATACTATGGAATTGATCTATGATAACAGAAATATACCAGACAAATATATCATCGTAAAAAATCGAATCTTGCATCAATTTCCAAAAATTTATAAAATCGTTGCCAAAACAGGTAATTTACCATTAATCAAAAAAATGTTGTGTTTGAATCGTAACTCTGGACCAAATAATTATGAATATGTTTTTATGGGCGCTGCTAAAATTGGCAACATTAAAATATTGAAATGGATGTCTAAAAATAACTATCCTGGACATGAATTTGCGATCGGATATGCAGCAAAAAATAATCAATTAGAGACTGTTAAATGGCTGCTTGATAATGATTTCAATGGGCGTGATACAGCGATCGATTATGCTGCTGGAAAAGGTCATATAGATGTTGTAAACTTTCTTCTTGATAAGAGATGTAAAATATCCGTACGATACGCAGCTAAAAAAGGTCAATTTGAGATGATAAAATATTTGCATTCTATTGATCCAACAATAATATTTGACATTTATGAATGCAACAATCTCGATATTTTAAAATTTATCTATGAATATGGTGCGACGACATTTTATAGTAACTGCGAACATCCACATATACTAAGTTGGCTCATTGGGAATAATTTTGTCAATAAATCTGTCATAATCTCAGAAACTGTCGCACAAGCTGGTAATTTAAAATGTCTGCAGTTGCTCTATTTTAATGATTTGCTTATTCTTAGTGAAAGTGTATTTGACTGTGCTGTGAAAAGTAAAAATGTTGAAATGATTAAATGGTTGCGCGACATAGAATGTCCATTTAATTCTAGCGCGACAGATAGTGCTGTCCATATTTTTTCGAATTCAGATTCGTTAGTAATTTTAAAATTGTTGATAGGATGGAAATGTCCATTGGGCGAAGAACTTGGTACGATAGCGGCCTTTAATGGAAATTTGGAAATGTTGAAATATTTGCACAAGATTGGTTATATTCTGAATGATATTATGGAATACGCTGCAGCCTGTGGCCATTTGCATATTATTATTTGGATGAGAGAACAAGGTTATAGATGGAACGAATCGGTTTGTTTTTTTACCGTCGAACGCAATCACTTGAACGTGTTAAGGTGGTTACGAGGATTTGATAGAAATATGTACGGGTTATCATCAAACGAAACAGAAATATGTCCGTGGAATGAACGTGTTTGCTACGCAGCTATTGAACATGATCAACCGGATATATTGAAATTTGCTCTTGAAAATGAATGCAAATTAGATGATAATTATTTGATTCATCTCACACAAGGACATGAAAATATTGAGATACTTGATTGTGTAAATGAACACCTCAAGCGCACGTGTTCAAACGTTAAAATGCGCGAAGACTTTGCTTCTATTGTATGTGCACGTAAAAATAATATCCAATTATGATTGAATATTATTTGTGATTTTGTGGACTTCTGCGAATCTCTTGACATCACATTGAATGGACAAATATTTACATGTTCAAAGTCTAACCAACGCAAACTTCTGCAAATTTCTTGACATCACGTTGAATGGACAAATATTTGCAACTTCAAAGTCTTGTCAATGCGAATCTCTTGACATCACATTGAACGGACAAATATTTGCAACTTCAAAGTCTTGTCAATACAAATTTCTTGACATCACATTGAATGGACGAATATTTGCAACTCCGAAGTCTTGTCAATGCAAATCTCTTGACATCGCGTTGAATGGACAAATATTTACAACTTCAAAGTCTTGTCAATGCAAATCTCTTGACATCGCGTTGAATGGACAAATATTTACAACTTCAAAGTCTTGTCAATGCAAATCTCTTGACATCGCGTTGAATGGACAAATATTTGCAACTTCTACAAATTTATTGACATCGCCTTGAATGGACCAATATTGGCATGTCCTAAGTCTTGTCAATGCAAATCTCTTGAGTCACTTTGAATGGACCAATGTTTGCACGTTCAAAGTCTTGTCAATGCAAACTTCTGCAATCTCTTGACATCACTTCGAACGGACAAATATTTGCACGTTCAAAGTCTCGTCGATGCAAATTTCCACAGATCTCTTGCATCACATTGAATGGACAAATATTGGCACGTCCAAAGTCTTGTCAATGCAAACTTCTACAAATCTCTTGACGTCACTTTGAATGGACCAATATTTGCATGTTCAAAGTCTTGTCAATACAAATCTCCACAGATCTCTTGACGTTACATTGAATGGACAAATATTTACAACTTCAGAGTCTTGTCGATGCAAATCTCTTGACATCACGTTGAGTGGACAAATATTTGCAACTTCAAAGTCTTGTCAATGCAAACTTCTACAAATCTCTTGACATCACGTTGAGTGGACAAATATTTGTAACTTCAAAGTCTCGTCAATGCAAACTTCTACAAATCTCTTGACGTCACTTTGAATGGACCAATATTTGCACGTTCAAAGTCTTGTTAATGCAAATCTCCACAGATTCCTTGACATCACATTGAATGGACAAATGTTTGCAACTTCAAAGTCTTGTTAATGCAAATCTCCATAAATCTCTTGACATCACGTTGAATGAACAAATATTTACAACTTCAGAGTCTTGTCGATGCAAATCTCTTGACATCACGTTGAATGAACAAATATTTGCAACTTCAAAGTCTTGTCAATGCAAACTTCTACAAATCTCTTGACGTCACTTTGAATGGACCAATATTTGCACGTTCAAAGTCTTGTTAATGCAAATCTCCACAGATCTCTTGACGTTACATTGAATGGACAAATATTTACAACTTCAGAGTCTTGTCGATGCAAATCTCTTGGCATCACGTTGAATGGACAAATATTTGCAACTTAAAAGTCTTGTCAATGCAAATCTCTTGACATCGCTTTGAATGGACAAATATTTGCAACTTCTACAAATTTATTGACACCACTTTGAATGGACCAATATTGGGATGTTTAAGTCTTGTCAATGCAAACTTCAATAAATCTCTTAGCATCACTTTGAATGGACCAATATTTGCACACTCAAAGTCTCGTCGATGCAAATCTCCACAGATCTCTTGCATCACATTGAATGGACCAATATTGGCACATCCAAAGTCTTGTCAATGCAAATCTCTTGACATCACTTTGAATAGACCAATATTGGCACGCTCAACGTCTCGCCAATGCAAACTTCTGCAAATCTCTTGACATCACTTTGAATGGAATAATATTTGCACGTTCAAAGTCCTGCCAATGTAAATCTCTTGGCATCGCTTCGAACAGATCAATATTGGCCCTTTCAAAGTCTTATCGATGCAAACTTCTGCAAATTCCTTAACATCATTTTGAAAGGACCAATGTAAACTTCTGCAATTCTCTTAACGTCACTTTGAATGGATCAATATTTGCATGTTCAAAGTCTCGTTAACGTAAATCTATTGACATTTTCAAGTACCGTTAATGCAAATTTAAGTCACCGCATCAAGAAACAAAAAATAATATCTAATCATAATTAAATATTATTTAACAATTTCACCAAGCGTACTCGCACATAATTCATAATTTATTGATAAAATGAAGAACCTATTATTCAAAACTTCCTTGCCTTTAACCGCATCTCGGTCTCCTGTCACATTCAAATAAATCCCAGAATATCCGAACAACGTATCTATCACTTTCCCATTTTGATAATCTAAATTACCGAATAAACACATACACGCATCTTTCCTTACTCTATTCATATCAAAACTTGGAATCCTCCGAACACTTAAAAGTTGTGCAAATATATGTAATCTCTTATTACTATGCAAAATCAACTTTTTTCTTTTGATCCACAGATTCAGAAATTCACATCTTATCTATCGGATCCTCGCAGCAGTTCGCTCTACGAGTTTTGCTTTTTTATTATTCAGCTATCACTGTCTTGCGATTTTTAATTAGAATATTTATTGAACCATTCACATCTCTATTTGTCTCTATATGACATTGTTTACACCTCAACGTTCTGTCTCCTTTCAAATATTCATTTATTTTTCCGCATCTACAACATGTTTTGCTTGTATATTCTTCTGTTACTTCCAAATATTGACATCGATACTCTGCACATTTATTTTGCAGACGTTGTCTAAATCTATAATGCGATAATGCACTTAATACTTTTTTAACATCTGGATTAAGATCCCCATATCTACTGTTCACTTTCCTACAACTAAAATCTGTTGCCATTATTCTATCATAGGATCTGCATAAGTACAAACACGTTTTGTTGTGTAATTCATTTACGAGTCCTTTTATTTTTTTATATTCTCTTCTTATTACTCTTTTTAGATTTACGTTCTGTGATCTATCTTTGTATTCTGGAGGCGGAATATATACCACACTTGGCCCTTGTTCTTGTTCTTTTTTTTCATATTTTCTCTTTTGTTTTTCTATGTATATCAATCTTTCTTGTCTATCAAAGTTTTTATCTTTCAATCGTTTATTCATGTATTCGATCTTATCATAATGTTTCATAATAGGCTTAAATAGTCCTTTACCAATTGTCACCGTATGATCTACTCCGTACAGCTCTTGAAATATAACCATCCCAGGATCCATAGCAGCAATTGGTTTTCTATTTTTAATGACTTTTGCATCTTTATAAATCGGAACATTTATGCAATAACTTTTACGATTTTTATCATACAACAACTTATAATCATGTTTGATATCTGACCATTCAAAAAATTCTTTCTTATTTTTTTTGGTTTTTTTCTCTCGTTTATCTATTTCAATAGGACCAAAAGTACTTGGATAAAATCCATAATTGTTTGTATATTGCGTTTGGATAGATATTGAATAGTTTTCTTTTGCAGTTCTGTGTTCCATTTTGAATTCTTTTATTTGACCTTTTTTAAGTTTAGTTACGTTACCAGTGATGTTGGACGCGATACCCAATATTGTATCTGCAACTACACAATTAGGTAATTTATATTTTTTTGTCAAACTGACACCATATATTTTTCGTAATTTAGTTCCATTGATAGGAAATGATTTATTTTCTGCAATCATTTTGCCAAATTCGCGGCCAATAATAGGATCATTTTTATGTAATTCGTAGCACTTTTCTTTGCATTTTTCGTATGAAATTTCAAATAAATCGACCAATTCGTTGTAGAGATCTATATTTGCTTTGAACCATCTCTCTAACGTTTCCAACTGGTCTTCATCTGGACAAATCTTAATTTGCCGACATCTCATAACTCCATCGAGTTGTTCCATTTTAATTTGAATAGAATCAAAAACTTTTAGATGCGCATTTATACTATTACGATTATCGACAGAAATGTTCCTCCTCGAATGAAATTTATATTTAAAATCCTCAAATGTTTCGTTAGAAAATTGAAAAGCTGTATTGATTTTGTTGCGTGGATTATCCTTGCGCACTTTTTCTAATCCAGTTTCAAGTTTAGTGATATAATTACAAAGAAGAGGCAATTTGATCCCTTTATCGTCTATCAATTTACGAAGACGACCAATTTCTCTACCAAATAATTTATTAAATAGCTTCTTTTTTTCAGTTGTTTTATCATCTAAAGTAACTGGTTTAAAATTAAGATCGTTAGTAATTTTTTCATCAGAAAAATATTTAAGCGTAAGATATGGATTGCGATTACCCCATTTTTTGTTGGAACAGTTCCTCCAAAGTGGAGGCTTCCATAGTTTATTGGAAAAATCGGAACATTCATTGTCCCAAAATCCCTCGATCATTTATAAATCTAGGAAATATTATATAAT